TGGTGGGCGATTATCAGTAATATCTGTTTTAATCTCTTCTGAATCATTATTACTGCAAGAAGTACTTAATAAAATAGCACTTAATAAAAAGATTGTAATTTTTTTCATAATAAATTTATTTAGTTCGGCAAATCTGCCATTTAATATTTTCCGTAAATGTAAATACGTGTAAATTATTCTTATTCTTTTTTTTAATACGTCAAGTTTTGTCGCAATGTGATTATACTTTTGTCTTATAGATTTAGGAATATATATTAATTATTATTTTATTTATAATAAAAATAAATTGCTATTGATGTTTAAAAATTAATTAGACATTTTATATATTTGAAAGCATTACATTAATTACCATGAGCGATAACAAGAAAATTATAAAAACATTAATGACTTATAATGAAAATTATTTAACAGATCATTCTATTGATGTTGATGAGTATATGATTAATCAAGAGTTTCTTTTATCTAAAATTGCTTACGGTGTAATGTTAAATGATTCACAAATAAAATTATTAAAAATAGACATGGCTTCATGTAATATTAATCTGTTCCGGAAGTGTATACTTATAATTCAATTTTATTCCAATTAATTTTTAGCTCGGATCTCTTTAACTTTTTTATCTTCTGGCTTTTTAATTCCTTTTTCCCACAAATTGACAATCATTTTTGTATGAGAGTCCAAAATAAACATAACATCATCAATTCTCTCTTTATTATTTTCAGCAGTTTCTTTATTTGTTGCAATAGCTGCTTTTATTTCAATATTCTGATTCTTTAATTCAATATTTTGGTTGTTTATTTCAATATTTTGATGGTATATTATATTTAATTTTTCTTCAATTGGTAGATTTTTAAAATCATTGTCTTTTTCTTTGATAACAGCATGGTCATTTACAAGCATTTCGCCTTCACCAGTTAAAAGCCAATCTTTATTTATTGCAGTAAATACTGTATTTATTTTGTTTGCAAGATCGAAAGTTATCTTTTTAATCTTTCCATCACGAATGTCGTACAGGTTTTGTGTTCTTTTTAATCCGATTTTATTAGCAAACGCATTTGGGTTTAAACCATAATATTCCATTATTTTTTCAAGACGATAATAAGGAGAATTATTTTCTGTATCCATTATTAAATTTTATTATTGATAATCAATTAGTTATAATTTTTACTGTAAAAAACTGTAAATAAATTTGTTTAAATACAGTAATAACTGTATATTTGTTATATCAAAATTGAATATCCAAAAATAATTAATAAAAATGGAAATAACACAAGCTTTCAAAGAAAAAGTTAAGGGGGATAAAAAATACCCAATCGCTTATGCATTAGGTATATCGGTAGTAACATTTATCAGATGGATGAAAAATCCGATTGAATTTACCCGCGATGACAGAGTTGAGATTCTGGAAAAGGAATTGGGATTGAAAAAGAAAGAAATGTTTGAAAAGGGAAAAGCAAAAAAACACCTGGAAAAATTCACAAATTAATATTATGGAAGTACAGAGAAATCAAACCATGTCAAGTAGGCAAATTGCTGAAATTACAGGAAAACGACATTCTGACATTTTAAATGCGATCAGAAAAATGGACGCTACATGGCAGAAAGTTAGCGGACGAAATTTTACGTTGGCTAGTTATACTGACGAACAAGGCAAAAGTAGACCCGAATATATTTTAGATAAAACAGAATGCTTATTTGTTGGATCAAAATTCAATGATGAATCGAGAGCTAAACTGGTTTTAAGATGGGAAACTTTAGAAGCTGAAAAACAAATAAAACCACTTTCACAATTAGAAATTCTTGCGCAGTCAACGCAAATTTTAATTGAGCAAGATAAAAGGATTGGTAGTTTAGAATCAAAAATTAATAAGATTGAAAATCAATCAAAAACAACACCTGATTACTTTACGATAGTTGGTTATGCGACTTTAAATAATATAGCCTGCCCTCTTCCGGTAGCCTCTAAAATGGGTAGGATTGCTTCTAAAATATGTAAAGATAATAATATTCTGATGGATGAAATTCCAGATCCAAGATTTGGAAGAGTTAAAACATATCCACTTTACATTTTAGAAAACGTTTTCAATAATACAAATTTAAATTAATAAAAATGAAAAACGAAAAACTATTCGGTGATATGACACCGAAAGAGATTGAGGAGTTTGAAGAAAAAACAAATGGCAAAATAATTTTTAATTCTCTTGGCGAGAACGCTTTAAGTTTTCAAGTCACTGATCAGGCAGATATTATGCTATTTATCGACAAAGTAGATAGTACAAATGGATCTTATCCTAATGTGTTTTTGCTTGAACCTGCCCAGATATCTAATTTGTATAATTTATTGGCTGATGTTGTTAATTCTAATCCTAAAACTTACACTTTAATATCTAAATAATGGAAAATTATCAAAAAAAGTTTCCAACTGAAAAAAGATAACATCATGAACTCCGAAATATTAGACAAACACATCTTTCAAATGACAGGCCGGGAATTTATTGAAACGATCCGGGTCGCCATAAGTAAAGAAGATAAGCAGGAAATAGAATGGGTTTACGGAATGAGAGGAATTGCAAAACTTTTTAATTGCGGATTGACAAAAGCGCAGGAAATTAAAAATTCAGGAATTATTGACGCTGCAATAATGAACTCTGGAAAGCAGATGAAAATAGATTCTAAAAAGGCAATCGAGCTTTATTTCATTAGCAAAAAATAAAAGCCACCTGCAGCAACAGATGGCAAAAGTTTAACCGATTAAAGTAAACCCAATAATGGCAACAAATGTAACACTTTTAAATCCAATTGAGCAAATAAAAGCTCAAAAATTGGAAGCGATGATCTACACGGACGAGAGATCATACTTTGAAACAAGGTTGACACTTTGCGAAGACGATGAGATCAGCATTGATGTATCTCTTGAAATTGATTTAGCCTTTGACCCGGCATGGAACCGAACCGAAGTAACTAAAGTGAAAGTGCATTTTCTTTCGGCTTACGATAGCCGGGAATGCGAAGACATCGAGCTGAACTCGCTTGAAAGAAGACAGCTTGAAAAATTAATCTCTGAAAATTTAATTATTAAACTAAACGCATAATAATAAAGATCATGAAAAATTACATTATTGAATTTTTACATACAGATGGCTCCATCAGAAAAATTAAAATCGAAGCAATTAATGAAGATTTTGCAAAGGGTAGATTTATCTGTAATTGGGGTGAAGAAATGAAGATTATAAATATTTCAGAAGAAGCAACATAGATATGAAAACAGCCTTAAACACAGTGATCATATTGCTAATTGTTGCGATCTGGTCAGACATAGACAAAAACAGCCAGTGTGAAAACCTTGATTACTCAACGACATTATTCTGTATCGGGTTATTGATCATCTTTTCTACCATCAGGCTGTATTACAATCAATTTACTGAATTTTTAAAAACCCCAAAATGAATATCAGAATAGAAAATATAGACGGAAGATGGTATGTCAACGCCAAGAGGATAGGTTATGATACTTTAACCCACGCAGAACTCACAGCGGTTAACGAATTCATCAAAGAAATAAAGGACTTAGAAAACGAAAATTAAAAAACCACAAGAATGTCAGAAACTTTAGAAAACACAGAAAACAGTTTGTTTTTAATAGAACAGGTAGATGTAAACAACCTTCCTGAACTTCATGGAATGAAAGAAAAGCAGCTGCAAATAGTCAAAGAAAATCCTTTCGTTGAAATCACTGATAATAAAACTTATGAGGAAGCAAAAAAAACAAGAACAATCCTTGTTACTGCCAGAACTGAAATCCAAAACCAGGATAAATTAATTGCTTCCAAAATTAAAAAATTCCGGGAAGCAGTTGCTGGGGCAAGTGAAGGATTGATTTCTATTACCAAACCACATGAAGAAAAACAACAATCTGAAGTTAAAAGATGGGAAGAAATCAAGGAGAAAGAAAAACAGGAGAAATTAAGAATTGAAGAAGAAAGGAAGAATACAATCAAAAATTCAATCAGTGCTTTAATTGATGAATCCCTTGCTAAAATCAATAGCCTTTCATTTGAAACAATTGATTCTCTTAAAGTTGATTTTGAACAAAACCTTTTCCAAACTGATGTTGCACAATTCGAGGAATTTGAACTTGACTTCAATGAAAAAATAATCCTCGTGAAAAATACTCTTTCATCCAAAATTATAGCTCTTGAAGAAGCTGAAGCGCACAGGGTTGAAAAAATAAAGATGGAAGAAGAGAGAAAAAAACTTGAAGCAGCTCAAGCAAAATTGGAAGCAGATCAAAAAGCAGAAGCCGAAAAACAAGCCAAAATTCAAGCCGAAAACGAAAAAAAATTATTACACGAACGTGCAGAATTGGCAGCTGAAAAAGAAAAGCAGGAAGCAGAACTGAAAGCAAAAGAAGAAAATTTAAGAAAAGAGCGTGAAGAAATTGAAGCTGAAAAACAACGTCTTGCGAAAATTGAAGCCGAAAAAACCGCCAAAGATGAAGCTGAACGCAAAGTTATAGAAGAAGCTGAACGAGTTGCAAAAGAACATGCAGAAGACGAAAAAAAAGCAAAAACAGAGGCTGCAAGATTGGAATCTTTAAAACCTGAAAAACAAAAGGCAGTTGAATATATCCAAAGCATGAATTATTTAAACAATGAACCTAAAATTTCAGACGAGAAATTGAGAGAAGAATTCCAAAAATGCTTGCAGAGAATAGCTGATTCAATTTCAGATTCAATTTCCGTAATCAAAAACTTTAAATAAATCATATATGTCACAATTACAAAAAAACAACGATAATCAGTTACAATCTTTTGACCTGATGGGAACTCTTCCAAATCTTTCAGAGGCTCAAGTTATACCGGCAGATCTAACAAGCGAATATTGGACGCCGGAAAAAGAAGGAGAATTCAAATTATGTTTCTTTCAAGAAATCAAGAATTCGACTTATACCGATGAAAAAAGCGGTGAGACCATTGAACTTCCTTGCATTGTACTTCTGGAACAAAAGTCATCTGGTGAACTTAAAACAATACGTAACGGATCTAAAAGACTTGTTGCTTCGTTAGAAGATGCTGTTCACCAAAACAAAGTTGTTCCGGGAACTCCTTTAAAAATTGAATTCTTAGGAAAGCAGAAAAATGCTACAAATGCATATCAATCCGATAGATGGAGTGTAAAACCTTTATTCATTACATCATAATGGAAATTCAAAAAATGACACTGCCTGACTTATCACAGGCAGTGGTTTTAAACGATGAACTTGATAAGGTGGAAAGTTGGCACAAACAGCGTGATGATAAATTTACTTCTTCATGCTTATCAAAGCTCTTAACCTACGAAGATAAAATTGATGAACTTCCAAAAGGTGCTATTATTTACATAGAAGAAATTATTGTCGCAATTCTTACTGATGGTAAAAGTCGCGAAACCTACAAGAATGAAGATATGGAGCGGGGTACTGATAAGGAGGTTGAAGGAGTAGAAAGGTTTGAGAAAGTAATGAATGTTAAATGTTTTGCTGTCGGTGATAATCAGGAGTTTGTTGAAATGTGCTCTTATTTCGGTGGAACGCCGGACGGACTATTTGGTGATGATAGTTTAATTGAAATTAAATGTCCTAAATCAAAAACACATCTTTTTTATCTACGAAATATAAAAACTGCTGTAGATCTAAAAAAACATAAATCAAATTACTATTGGCAGATTCAAGGAAATCTTTTAGCAACCGGCCGAAAAAACGGATACTTCATTTCTTATGATGAAAGGTTCAAAAATGAAAATCAACAAATTCTGATTGTTAAAGTCGAAAGGGATGAACTTGATATGGCAAAAATAAAAAGGCGTCTTCAGTTAGCTGAAAAACATAAAAAACAACTTTTAAATTCTTTATAAAATGGAAAATTCAGAAAAATCGATACATCCACAAGTCATCAGTAACACAAATAGTAAAACTCCACTATCTGAAGTTTGGAATTGTGAAGTAAATCATGGTCTTTCAAAAAGAGAATATTTTGCGGGATTAGCATTGCAAGGATTGTTATCATCAAACAATTCTCAAACTCCTGAATATTTAGCTGTGAGAGCATTAAAAGCGGCGGATGAACTTTTACAACAACTTGAAAAGTAAAACAAGATGATTTTCGATACTTCCAAACCGGACATGAGAAAAAAAGCAATAAACAGGATTAAGCATCTTCTTGATAAGAATGCAAAGATTGAAGTCTTGGAAAAGAAGAAAAACAGGACGTACAGCCAAAACAATTATCTGCATTTAATTCTTGGATGGTATGCATTGGAATATGGTGAAACTCTTGAGTATGTAAAGCAAATTATTTTTAAACAAAAAGTTAATGAGAACATTTTCAAAACTGAGTTTATCAACTATCAAACCGGAGAAGTAAGGGACCGAATCAAAAGTACAGCAGAACTTAACACAGAAGAAATGTCCGCTGCAACTGAAAGATTCAGAAACTATTCAATCAAAACTTTAAACCTGTATCTGCCAGAACCGAAAGATGTGATTCACCTGGAAGAAATCGAAAATCAATTGGAACAACATCACAACAAAATCTATTTATAATAATTAAAAAAAACATTATGCAAGTAATAGAACAAATCCCATTTATTCACGCTTTCAGCGTTTCAGGAAATGACGACAATTTACCTGAAAATTTAGGAACATTTGAAACCATTGAAGAGTTTCAGGAATTTTTTGCTTTAAATATGGTTGCAGAACATCAGAAAACTTTTGCACAGAGATTCTATTCAGAAGAAGAAATTCAGGCTATGGATGAACAAATTTTGGAAATCGCAAAGGATGAAATTCCGAAAGCAAAACAAGTTTTGCGAGAAGCGGAAATTCATCTGGCAGATGCCAAAAAATTCAAAGAAGGAGCATTTGAAACTTATAACGCCCTTCAAACAGAAATGCAAGATGTGGCAGCAGAAGTGAAAAATGGCAGAACCGAAATTGAAATTCCGGCAAACCGAATCAACAAAGTAGCATTAAAAGGCAAATACTATCATTATGCCTGGCTTGACAGTGGTGAAGTTGTTCTGGTTAAAATTTCCCTGATGACTGATTCCGAAAAAGAAGAGTTATTCAGTCAGACAGACAAAAATGAAAAATTCTTTGAAGGTCTTAAAAATGGGAAAAATAAAGGGAAGACCCAGCAAATATCTTAATTCGTTAAAAAGTGATCCCCAATGGGATGAAGCAAAACGAAAAGTGAAAATAAGGGACGGACATCAATGCAGAATTTGCGGTTCAAAGGTTAGGTTAGAGGTTCATCATATAACATATTATGTCAATAATGAAAGTATAAGAGGCAAAGAGAGTGAAAATCTGAAATGGTTGATAACTGTTTGCAATACTGATCATAAAATAATTCATGATAACCTTAACCATCCTTTAAACCCTAAAAACAAACAGAAACAAAATGGAGAAACATACAAAGGTCTATCTTGAATTTTTCCCTTCTCATTCCGGGTTCTACCATTGCGAAATATGCCATAAACAAGCAACCGAAATTCATCACATCAAAAGAAGATCTGAATTCGGTTCTAAAACAAAGCATCTTCAGGATAAGATTGAAAACCTTATTGCACTATGTAGAACCTGCCATGAGAAAGCACACGCAAATATTTTCACAAAAGAATATTTAACAGAAGTTCACAAAAAGAACATTGAAATATATTCTTAAAGAATACAAATATCAAATTCTAAAAACAATAAATGAAAACTAATGGCAATAACACATCATCCTCAAACCAACCGGAAACCGAGAGTTTACGACAAAGAGGATCACGAAAATTTCCGATCCTGGTATTTTGCCCGACTACACAAAGTCCTCACCAAATCAGAAATGGAACGCACACGAGGGAGTTTTATATACGACATGGATTATTACCTAAGTCTTCCGAAACCAAGTAAAACAATTGAAATATTATAATCATGGCTAAAAAAGACATAACCTCTACCAGCGAAGAAAATAAAGTTGGTTCGAGAACCGCAAAGGAAAAAGCACATGAAGACGCGCTTCATGCTTTGGAAAAAGCAAAATCAATCCCGAGAAAAGCAGTTTTCTTGAAGCAGGGAGAAAGCCAGTTTTCAAGAGAATTAAATAAAATTGATGATAGTGCCGGAATGCTCAACAGTAAAGATGCAGCAATATATCTGAATCTATCTTACAACACTTTTTCCCGTAGGCAGGCGAAAACAAAAATTCCCTTTTTGAAACGACACGGAAATAAGAAGTATTTCAAGATTTCGGACTTAGACAGATTTAAATCAAAATTATCTCATGCCTAGATAGACTAACAAATTAAAAACAAACAATGATTTACAGAGATCATCACCAAAATTATAAACAATATCACTTACCGAAAGCGCAGTTGATTATTGCTGATATTCCTTACAATCTTGGAAATAAAGCATACGCGTCAAATCCGGCTTGGTACACTGACGGAGATAATGCAAATGGAGAAAGCGCATTAGCCGGGAAAGATTTCTTTATGACGGATAACAATTTCAAACCTGCAGAATTTATGCATTTCTGTTCAAAGATGCTGAAGCCGGAACCGAAAGAAAAGGGCAAAGCGCCTGCAATGATTGTCTTTTGTGCCTTCAATCAAATGTATGATGTTGCAGAATTAGGAAAGAAGCACGGCCTTAACAATTACATTCCGTTAATTTTTAGAAAGAAATTCTCTGCCCAGGTTTTAAAGGCAAATATGAAAATTGTTGGTAATTGTGAATATGGTGTACTTCTGTACCGTGAAAAGCTTCCGAAGTTTAACAATAAGGGCAAAATGGTAATGAATTGCATCGAATGGGTGGAAGATGAAGATATTAATAATTATCCAAAATTACACCCAACACAGAAGCCGGTAGGACTACTGAAGAGATTGATTGAATTATTCACGGACGAAAATGAGGTTGTTATTGATCCGTGCGCCGGAAGCGGAAGCACTTTAGTTGCTGCAATCGAATTAAACCGTAAAGCATACGGATTTGAAATTGACAAAGAGTTTTATCCTAAAGCAAAAGATTGGATTGAGAAAACCATCCAGCGAAAAAAAGACATTGATCAGTATGGATTTGCAAAAACCGAAATGGATAACGCCGAAACAAATCTATTCACCGAATATTCATGATCGGCGAGATTAAAACCCTAAACAAAGACAACAAGTATAAACAGCATGTCTGGGGAAAGAAAGGAGAGAAAGTAAAGATCATCTCTGTAAGCGGAAACGCTGTAACGTATGAAAATAGTAAGGGAATTAGGTTTCCCTGCAACATTAAAGATTTAGAATAATATGGAAATTGATATTATGGAAATATTTAAAATGGGTATTGATTACGGTCAGTTAATGATGGAAGAAGAAAGAGATAGAGAGGAGTTGTTTGATGCTTTTCAAGGCTATATAATTGACCAAAAATATTCAATGCCCTCAAATCCTGCTCCAAGAAGATTACCACATTCAGAGAACTGGCGTAATGCCAAAAAGAAAAGTTTGAATGATTTTATGGAAATTCTTGTAAATGTAAGAGTAAAACCAAAACAACTGAAAATTGAATTTATTTAAAAACAGTAAAGGGGTGAGATACCCGTGTAACATTAAAGATTTGGAATAAAAATCATGAATTATATCAAAGAAATAAACTCATTTTATGATTGGCTCGAAACAAATTCCGTTTCAGATTCAGCAATTACTTTATGGCACGCATTAATGCATATAAATAATAAAGCAGGATGGAAAGTAGAATTTACAGTGGCTTCATCGGTATTGTGTTTAAAGTCTGGATTAAGTAATTCTTCTTTTAAAAGAGCTCGAAATATTTTAAAACAATCAGGACGTATTGAATGGCGTGAGAGAAAAGGAAATCAGTCTGCAATCTATAATTTAATATCATTTGCAGTCCAATATGAACCACAAAGCGAACCGCAGTCCGAACCACAAAGCGAACCGCAGTCCGCACCGCAGTCCGAACCTATTAATAAACTAAACAAAACTAAACTAAACAGTATTCTTTTAAAAAAAGAATCAAAAGAGAATAATTTATTAAGCGAATTTCCAGAAGAACTTTTTCAACAAGATAAAATTCCTGATGTAGAAGAAAGAAAAAAAGTTGCGCCAAAAAAAGAAAAGTCAGAAACGCCCGATTTAGAGACTTTCGTCAACTGTGCTAGAGAAATATACCAAAATGATATAAAAGTGGATTTTTCGCCCTACGAATTCGCAATACGAGCCAAATATCAAAGCTGGATAGATTCAGGATGGAAAGACGGGCATAAAAAACCGATTCTTTCATGGAAAAGCAAACTAAGAAATACAATACCTCACTTAAAACCGATTTATGGACAATCAAATAGCAACACAAACAACGGCTTTACAGGCCATAACAGAAATACCTTTGGAGGTTCTAAAGTTTCCGGGAAAGTCTCCTCTTCTTCCATACTTGCCCGACAAGCTCGTGAGCAGTCTACCGGAAACGGTCAAAGCGGAGATACAACAATCGAAGTTGAAGTGGTCAGATAATGCAACCCTTGAAAGATTTGCTAATCGTGTTTTATTAGCGATCGATCCGAAATTTTCAGATGACGATACCGATGACCAATTTTCAGATTTCAATATTGCGAAAAATAAAGTTAAAGATTTCGGCAGAAGATGTGATCTGACAGAGGGTGAATATTTACTCGCTTTGGAAATGGCAATGAAAGGTCAATTGGTTTTAGACGAACAGAAAGTAAAAATCTACCGTGAAATCAATCAGATTAATCTTTCAGAAGTCGAACAGGCTTATCAGATATTCAAGCAGCAGGATACAAGATACGCAAACGGAAAACGAGAATTACAGAAATTTCTTGCACCTCCTGCGAAAGAAGTAACGGATGACGAACTTAAAAAAATGAGTCTTGAAAATATTAAAAAAGATTATCACAGGTTCAATGCTGACGGGAAAGTTTTAGCAACGCCACTTTTCTATGATCTCATAAAGAAAAAAAGAGGTGATAAGATCCGGCTGCAGTTCGTGGAAGAATTCTTGAAAAACTTTGTACCAGAAGTCGCAGAAGGGAAATTAACAGCTACCGGATCGACACAACTACCGAAAGTAATAAAAAAAGATGTGTATGTAGAGTTCCAGGACGAAATCATAAAGCAGTACATCTTACACTTAAAATTAAACGAAGAAACCGAAACGGAATGGATAAAACACTGGTCAAACCTTTACGACCTGAATCAAGTCTAAAAGAAAAGATGGAAGCCTTCAAGGAAGTTTACCAGAAGAATCGAGAAGAAAGGAAACTTAATTATAAAAAAATGGAAAATAGTCAAGAGTTAGATAAAATTGCAAAGTTATTTAAAAATGTTCCTTTTTCTTTTGATTGGGTAGAATATAAAGGACAAGCCTTTTTTGCTGGATTAAATATTGAGAGATCAATAGAATCAAAAAAACCTATGATTGATTTGTTTTATTGTGCAACGAAAGCATTAAATGATATTGTTTTAAAAACAGTTCAATATGACAAAAATAAATTTAAATATCCATCTTCAAAATTTAACTGATAGAAATTACGGTGAAAGCGTTTGTGCAGAATTTAAATAAAATAAAAATATAAGATTATGAAAGAATTTACAACAGGGTATATTTATCTAGTTTACACACGTCAAAGAATTTTATTAACAAGAGACTTAATCGGTTTCACAATATGCTTGAACTAATGAAAAATAAAGAGAGAATAATATTTGAGTATGTTAAAAAAAACAATAAAGTAACCATAAAAGAAGCTGTTAGATTAATAGGCAGTGATTACTTTATAAACGGCTGTAAACATCCAGGCGGTATACTTTCAAGAATGGTTAAATCAGGATTATTAAGACGTATTAAAAAAGGAACCTTTGAATTAGATAATAACCTTAAGACATAATTATTAATAATTAAATATTCAGAAAGCATGAAAGACTTTAAATTAATCCCAATGACAGACTTTGTTCTGCATATAAAAAACAATGGTAAAAAAGAATATGATCCATTTTTTGACAACTTCAAACTAGAACTTATTTATAATTACACTGATTTTTTAAAACAGCCTTTGAAATTAGGAATGTTCGTGGCTTGTTGGTTTAGAAACGGAATTTATACACCAATAAAAAGCACGGATTTAATAAACACAACTGATTTATTTAAAGAGTGGAATCAAGCAAAAGAAAATGTTCTGTTCAAAGGTTTTGAATATGTGGGAGAATGTGAGCAGTTTTGGGAATTAAATCATTATTTAGGATATGGTTTATTTATTGAAAAAAATAAATTAATATCCATAGAAAAAGCACTGTTAAATAATGATTTTGATATAGAACTCACGGAATCAGCAATAAAGAAAATAGGATTATGAAAACCTTAGAAATTCAAACAAACAAAAGACTCCTTATCGTGGAAGGAGAGATAGAAAAAATAATCGATGTTCAGCCAGGTTTTAATACTGGTGTCATTGAAGATAAAAAATTTATAGCTATAAAAGGTAAAGCAAAACTCATCTGTAAAGGCTCTGAATTAAACGAAGAGATTGCAAAAGGATTGGTTGAAAAAGTAATGAACAATCAACATTACCAAAACTACAACAGTAAAAGTGTAGTTGATAGATGGTGTAAAACTGCCTTAGAATCTTTCATTTCAGCTATTGAAGCACAAGGTTGGTTTTGGGGTCAAAATTCGTTAGGTGAACCTAAAATGTCCGATTATGGTTGGTATGCTTCAGGGCACCCAGAGGAAGATAGCGGATGGATGTATGAAGAAGGAGAAGATGAGTATTATAAGGCTTTTAAAAAATGGCAAGAAGCAGAAGCTAAAACCTTCAACCCAGATAAAAGTTTAATATTTGAAATAGTTTAAAAATGGAAACACCTAAAGAGAAAGCCTTTAAATTGGCTCAAAGATTTAAACCATTTACTTATGGATATGCGATAGACGCATGTAAAGGTATGGCGTTAATTGCTGTTGAAGAGATACTAAATGCCTTTGATTTATATGGAAATGATTTAATGGGAGAAATAAATTATTGGCAGGAAGTAAAACAAGAACTTGAAAAATTAATGTAATGAAAACAAAAGAAGAACTACTTAGGATTTACTCAGCCTATTTACCGTATGAGTTGAAATTTATCTCAAATAATGAAAGGTATCAACTTACTGGAATAGAGTTAGAAAAAGAGTACCCTTTATGGGCATCAACTAATTGGGATGAAAAGACATTGGAGTGGAAGCCTGGTATCAATAATAAAATAAGACCAGCGATAGGGTATGGTTTTAAATACAATGAAGTAAAGCCACTATTATGGAGCATGGACATGCTAACCAAAGAAATAGAGCATAAAGGGGAAAGGTTTAATGTGATTAATGAACTAAGATCAATTTTTCCTAACGCACCAATGTTTGACGAATATATTAATTATGGGCATTTCAAGTCAATAAAACTAATTGATAGTAAAGTAGAATATTGTGTTGTTATGAAGTTAATTGAATGGCATTTTAATGTTTTCAATTTGGAAGAATCAGAATTTATAAAGAAAGAAACTTTAAACAAATAAACTATGAGCAGATTAGAAGAGTTATTAGGAGGGCAAGAAGAAACTTTCTTCGATTGGAATAATAAGCGAGTACGTGCTTATGCTATAGACGACCAGACATTGAATGCTATAAAACAATACGCAAAAGAATGTTGCGCAGCTTCTTTGGATAAAGCTTTCGAGAATTCAATGTTAAATTATGAAGAAGGCATGTATTACGAAGGATGGGTTGAATTAGATAAAGATTCAATAATAAATAAAGAAAACATTTTGTTACTATGAAAAACCTAACATTCAGACACGAACCAATGTGTGATTTCTTTGACAAATATCACATTGACGGACTTACAGACAAAGACGGTAAACCTATTTATGCAGTCTTACATCATTTTACTGATTTTGATCGAGGTGACCCGCACGATCATCCATTTAGTTTTATAAGCTATATTATTCATGGTTGGTATATCGAAAAGGTTTATAATTTGGATACCTTAGAGTGGCAGGTTTTTGAAAGGAGAGCAGGTCAGTCTCATTTTGTTTTAGCAAATACAGTTCATAAAATAGTTGAAGTTTCAGAAGGTGGTTTTTATAGCATGATTACCCCGAAGAAAAAGGTGAAAGAACCCTGCTTTTACAGGTTTGAAGATGGGAAAGTATTCGTACGCCAGCACAACGAAAATGAATTTAAACCCTTAAACTTTTAAATATGATATGGAATGAGTTTACAATATCAGTAGTTGCTATTGTGGTGTTTTTAATAATATACACAGTCTGTGACACAATTTCAGATATTTATAGACATAAAAATAAAAACAAATGAACACAATATTTAAAATTTGTTCTAACATAAGACCGTTGACAGTAAGTATTAATTCTTTTATGGCAGGATTGTTTTACTGCGAAAAAATGTATTGGATTGCTGCCGTTTTGGCCCTTATTGTAATTATTAATTTATTTTACTTACAATCAAAACAAAATTCTAATGAAAGCAAAGGAAATAACAGTTGAGAAAATTTGCAGAAATGTATTTGTTGCTAAAACTACATTGTACGAAGGTAAAAGAGAAATGCAAATTTCTATGAAAGGTCATACCGAAGCAGTTGCAAAAGAGAAACTTGAATTATGTATTGAGGGTAAACCTTACAAACATTTAGACAAGCAACTATAAAACAAAATGCTTATGTTAAAAGAATTATGGGATTTTCTATTTTACTCATGCCAACATAAATGGAAAATCATTAAAAAAATAAGAGTTTATACAATGTACTCTGGCGAACTTCCTGAATATGACATCTATGTTCAAGAATGTATAAAGTGTGGCGAAATAAAACGCAGAAAAATATGTTAACAGGAAAAGCACAGAAAGATTATGAAAAATGGATGAAGGATGAAATTATTATTCTTCCCGAAGGTGGATTTAATTCTTTGTCGGATAAATTTAAAGCTTCATTAATCCTTGAATGGTTGGATTCAGTAGGAATACATGTTGTAATTGGGTATGTAAGAAATATAAAGCAGTTTATAGTTGAAATTAATACGGATGATCAATTAAGAACTGATATTAATTTAGTTCAGGATAGAAATTTAGCTATGGGTAAAGGAATTGAATTAGCAAACGAAATATACAATTCCCGATGAAGAAATACGGCTTACTACCCAACGGAAAAAAGAATTTGAAACCTAAATTTAAATAAGGAGCAATGAAAACTGGATTTAAAGAAGATTTAAAAAATGACCTTAAAAAATTAATTGTCGTTTCTAAAGAATATGAGAAAACAATGATTGAATTTCATAAAAGATACATGAATGAGCAAGATGTTTTGAATGCTATTTCAGAAGATGCTGAAATTATGCAGCTATCTGATGAATGGAAGATGATCTATACTCGGATTGAAAAAGAAATTTAGTATTAAACCTAAAAATAATATATAACAATGTCAAAACTATTTTACGGATCAATCAACTATGATGAGTTGCTGAACCAAATTAAAACCGGGAAAATAAATACCTCAATAGTGACCAGGCAAAATGGTGAAACTTTCCGTTCAGTCGGAATTAATGTCTGGGTTAATGATGAAGAGGACCAATACGGTAATGTTGCAGGTGTTCAGCTCCAATTAAAGAAAGAAGCGAGAGAAACCGGAGAGAAAGCACCATATATTGGAAATCTAAAGCTACATAGTCCAAAAGTTAAAGAAGCGACTGCAAGTGATTTTCAAGATGAAGATGATGATCTGCCATTTTAAAAACAAAAGACGATGAAATATTTAATACCAGCTATTTTATTGATTGGAATGTCAATTGGGTTACCAGTCATTATTAAAAGTTTATTTATTCAATTTGACTGGTTCTTATTTGTTTTATCAATTATATATTTAATTGTTATGATAGCTATAATCCAGTATTTGAAAACTAATTCACAAAATTAACACTTATGAAGCGAACAGAATTAAGAATTGGGAACTATTTGAAATTAGGAACTATTAAGTTACGTGTTTCAGAGATAAATCAAGAATCCTTTTATGCAGAAAATGAAGATGAAGAATTTTTTAAAAACACAGCATGGGAGATTGAACCCATCGAATTATCAGAGGAATGGCTTTTGAAGTTTGGTTTTAATTATCAAGATGCTAAATATTGGACTGATGGTTTATGTATTCATACTAGCGATAAAGACTTCTACATTATACAAGAACAGGGAAGAGTATTCATAAAAAGTGTCCACCAGCTCCAAAACCTTTATTTCGCTTTGAGGGGTCAGGAATTAACAGTAAAATAAACGATATGGATAATGCATTAGAAAACAAGCCTTTATCCCGATCATCCGTATCTCGTTGTATGGTATGAATAAACTCAAGAGTAAGGGTTGGTTATGTCTGTATTATTATTAATTTGAGTACATCTTGAGAAGTTTTATCGTCATGACCTGTAATCTTATATATTGCTTTTTTTTATATGAATTTTATATGCTGCCTCTTAATTATTTATAACGTCATATACATGCCTTAAATCGTTTATTTTCATCTCAAACATAGGATGACTATCTGCGTGTCGGACTATGCCGAAAATCGTTAGGTACTGTGGGCTATTTCTTTGATTTATGCAGTAGGTTGCGCCCTGCTTTTTTTACACACTTGACACTGATTTTTGATATGTTATAAACTTTGTTTTAAACATTCGTAAGTGCTGTTATATTTTGTTATTTTTGTAATACATAAAAACCTCTAAAACAGCTCCTTAAAGTCAAAAATAACAAAATATTAAAACCTTGAATTTATGTCAATCATAACAAGATCTGAATTTGCTGCGATTTGTAAGACAACGATTCAAATCATCAACACAAATATTAGCAGGAAAAAAATTTCTGTTTTAACGAATAACAAGACTATGGTTGATACTGAAAATCCTTTAAACAAGATTTTCAAAAAAAAACAATTGGCTTTAGCCGCTGAAAAATTAGCAAATGAAAGAGCGGAAAAGAAAGTAAAGGTCTATATTGAAGCAAAAGAGAAATCAGATTTAAAAAAAATAATTGAAGACGCAATTCCTGAAGAAGACGAAGATTTAATTGAAGAAATTTATACCAAAGAAGAAACCCCAACGGAAAGAAAAAAGAGGTTAGAACAGAATGAAGAAGACGGGGAGACCACCAGTTGGGATTTGCGAAAAAAGAAAGCTGACGCAATTAAAGCGGAAAAGTCAGTTGAAATGCAGCAAATACAAATCAATAAATTAAATGGAAGTTTAATGCCTGTAGATTTGGTTGAATCAATTTTAAAAGTAAATATTCAGCATATAAATAAAAACTTTGAACAGGATTTAATTAATATTGCTTCAATTTATTGTGATGTGTTGTCGGGAGGCAATAGAGATAAATTGGCTGAATTGATTTTGAAAATAAGGCAGAAATTAAACAGTACAATCAAGAGAACTGAACAGACTGCTTTTCAAGAAATCGAAAACGTGGTTGAGAATTATGCTGAGTCAAGAAGTAGAGGTGAGAGAAAATAAAATAAAAAAAACAGATTTTATTTAACTTCTTACACACAGAGCATGGATTATGGAGACAAATAAAATATGGCTAAAAGCTTACCAGGAAATTCACACAAAAGCGTACAATGTAAATTTTGTAAAGAAAAAACCTTCAGATTGGATCGAAGAAAACATAATATTACCAGATGGTGTTTCAAGATATACCGGGCCTTTTTCTTATGAAATTTCTCCATACGTTAAGGAAATTGTGAATAGGATTTCAAGTGATGACCCTGCTCGCGTTGTGGCCGTTATGAAGCCTGCCCAAATTGGTTTAACCCAAGGTTTGATCATTCCCGGAATGGCATATATTATATCCGAAGATGCTTATCCAATTTTATTTATGGCGGGTGACAAAGAACTTGCCAAAACCTCTATTCAGGAGAGGTTTGATCCAATTATGCAATCTTCTGGTTTGCAAGGTTTAATAAGACCGTCAGTTGTTAGAGCTAAAAACCAAAGAACAGGTGACACAAGTTTGTCTAAAGAATATGCGGGAGGACGTATGACAGTTGAAGGAACAAACAACGTGACGAAGATGCGTCAGATTTCCGTGAAGCATATTTTCGCTGATGACTGGGAAGCTGCTCCACGTAATGATAAAAACGAAGGTTCGCTTAGGAAACTTATGGAAGGTAGACAGACCTCATATGGAAACATGGCAAAAACGTATTTCATTTCAACCCCAACCATAAAACAAACCTCAAACATTGAACCAATTTACGAATTAGGTGATCAAAGAAAATGGCATTGGACCTGCCCTCACTGCAAGAAACTAATTGATTTGAAATGGCGGGTTGAAAAAGAAGATGGCACCTTTGCTGGGATAGTTTGGAAAATTGATGAGCATGGAGATTTAGATGAGTTTTCGGTAAAATATATTTGCCAACTTTGCGGAGGAGAAATATTTGAAGAAGATAAATTTGAATTTAACAAAGCAGGACAATGGGTGCCAACTGCAAAACCTAAAATTAAAAATTACTATTCTTATCACTTGAACGCGCTTGTCATTCCGCCCGGGTTTGTAACTTGGGTCGATTTGGTTAAGGAATGGATAGAAGCATGTCCACCAGGACAGCCCGTCAAAAAAAGTATGCTTCAAACTTTTCTTAACATCAGAATGGGACAAACTTGGGAAGAACAAGGAGAAACGCCTAAGGTTTTGGATTTAATGCATAATACCGGATCGTATGACCCGGGTATTGTTCCTGATTTGAGTTGTGAAGAAAAAGGTAATGGAAAAATTATTTTATTGACTTTAGCATGTGATTTAAACGGTGTGATGAAAAGAGAGGGTCACACAGATGTTGAAGATGTTAGATTAGACTGGGAAATAGTTGCGCATACTACGGGAGGACAAACCTATTCAATTGATCATGGTAGTATTGGATCATTCAGGAGATCAAGAAATGTCTTAAAAGAAGAAAGAGACCGAGACGGTGACAGGTACAAAATGACGTATGCAATAAACCAACCTAATTCAGTTTGGCCGTATTTTGAAGAAATAATCAACAATGAATATAAATCAGAATCAGGCAAGATATTTAAAATAAATCTGACAGTTGTTGATACCGGATTCTTTACTCGAAGTGCTCAATTATTCATAAATTCCATGGTGACAAAGGGGATTGTGATTGTAGGCGTAAAAGGTAGGGTCGAAAATAATTATCGTTTAATTTCAAAAGATACACCCTTGACTTCAAGATCAAAAGAAGCGAGAAATTTATATCTTCTTCAAGTTAATCAATTAAAGGATTTGGTTGCTGAAAACATGAAGCTAAGGGAAGGTATGGACGGGGGTCAGCCTGAAGGGTTTATGAATTTCCCACAACCTAAAGACGGAAAATATACCTATAAGTCATACTTCGTTCACTATGAAGGTGAAAAGAAAACCGAAATCGAAGAAAATGGCGAAGTAATTGGTTATAGCTGGGAGAAAAAAACATCTCAAAGTCAAAATCACTTTTGGGATGTTCGTATTTATAACATGGCGGCCAGGGAAATTTATTTGGATTTGGTTAAACTTACAGATCCAAAAATTAAATCTTTAACCTGGCAAGATTTCATGAGGTTGATTAGTTAATTTCGAAAAAACAACAAATTCATTTTCACCAAATACTCCCGGCTTTCAGGAATTTCTTTTTTTGACTTATCACATTGCCATAAAGTTCCTTTTTCTATTTTTGATATTTTTAATACTGTAAATATTTAACTTTATGTTTGTTTTTTTTATACACATAAATATTTATGTATATAAATATTTTCTTATATTTGTGTATTATGTGTGAATATGAAAATATATCAACTTATCTAATGTCAAAGACCTCGGTTATTGATAAAATCAGAGCTATTGATAATTTAATTGATTTAATGATTGTTTCTATGGCTGAATACGTAACTGGTTCAGGATCAACCATAAGTGAATATCAATTGGATGACGGACAAGTAAAGATAAAAACAGGCTACAGAAGTTTAACCGAAGTAACTAACGGTTTAAAAAACCTAGAACATATCAAACAAATTTACATTAACCGTTTTAATGGTAGGTGTGTTGTTTTGAGAGATCTGAAATCATTTAGATAATGAAAAAATTTTTTGAATCAATATTCAATAGTATTAGTTTAGGTACAAGAGTTTCCGAAACGAATGATACCACGACAAAACCTATAATAAAAGAAACCGACAGTTCTTTTGGTTATCCTCCTGGATCCATTATACAGTCACCATGGTACGCGGCTAATACTTATGCTTTTGATGGTGAAAAAACACCAGGAGAGCTTGGAACTCCGGTTAATATCGTTCCTGAACATCAAGGGCTTAGGTATAGAGCTTATGAAGCCAATCTAAAATCAGATATTGTAAAGATTATTACTGGTAAATTCTTTACATGGGTAGTAGGAAACGGTTTAAAACTTCAAGCAGAGCCAAATGAAGATGCTCTTTTAACAGAAGGTATTTCTGAAGATTTAAGTCAATTTAAGACTCACGTTGAAGCTCGTTTTAAAGTGTTTTCTTCTTCAAAGCTAAGTGATTTCGCTGGAATGGAAAACCTGCACAGACGAGCTTCTGAAGCGTTTAAAACTGCTTTTTTAAGTGGTGATGCTCTTATTATATTAAGAGTAATAAACCAGACAGTCAAAGTTCAAGTGATTGATGGTGCTGAAGTGATGAATCCCGTTTTAGAATCTAAATTTTATCAAGAAGCAAAAGATCGAGGGAATAAAATAATTCATGGTATTGAACTAGATTCAAAAAATCAGCACGTTGCATATTTCGTTAAAATTGAAGGTAAAGACAATTTACTTTATGAATTTGAAAGGATCGAATCTAAGACCAAAGAGGGAAGGTTAATGGCTTGGATGATCTATGGAGACAAGCACAGGTCAAACCACCACAGAGGTATTCCGAAAATTACTGCCATTTTAGAGAAGGTTGATAAACTAGACAGATATACGGAAGCCTCCGTTGGTGGAGCTGAAGAAAGAGCAAAAATAGCGTTTTCGATTGAACATAATTCTACATCTACTGGGGAAAGTCCTTTGGTTGATGCTATGCGTAAGAATATGGGCCCAACAGGTGAGGTAACCAGTTATGATGATGGGGATAAGATTAGCAAAGTTATTACCAGAACCACGGGAAAACAAGCTTTCAATATGCCGATTGGAGCTAAATTAAACGCGCTTGATTCAAAACAAGAAGATAATTACGCACCGTTTTTTGATGCGCTTTTTATGCAAATATCTGCTTCTATTGATATGCCTCCTGAAGTTGCCCTACAAAAGTATTCATCAAACTATTCAGCATCAAGAGCTGCGACAAATGGATGGGGTTATATTGTTGTAAAATATAGAAAAGATTTTGCTTTTGATTTTTACCAAAATTTTTACAATCTTTGGTTAGAGGTTGAGATTTTAAAAGGAAAATTAAAATCACCTTCGTTGCTAAAAGCGTATTTAAATAATGACGAGTTCGTTATTGAATGTTTTTCAGGTTCTAAATTTACTGGTTTAAACATGCCACACATTGATCCTTTAAAAGAGGTTAAAGCGATTCGCGAAATGCTGGGCGATCAAATGAAAGGTCAATTACCATTGATTTCTCACGAAAGAGCATCAGAAGAACTAAACCAAGGCGAATGGTATGATAACTTTACAAAATTTAAAACAGAAACGGATATAGGTAAAGATATTATTGAAAAGGCCGAAGAAATGAAAAAACCACCTATACCAGAACAAAAACCAGAAAAAATAAAAGAAAAAAACTAACCTTTAAACATAATGAACAACAAAAAAATTAATTCGCAAGATTGGGCATCAGGTTTAGTCATTAAAGCTGGTTCAGTGGTAAAATATCAAGGTGGATATTATGTAAGTTTAAATGGGATCAACAATAATGTCCCTGAAGGAAATTCGAACTTCATGTATCTAGGTGAATCAGCTCAAGATGGAAAATTTCCATTTAAAGACGCGACTAATTTGTCTACACAAAATGTAGTACAATGGCAAAATAAACTTGGTGTTACTGGTGGAGGTCCAGGCGGAACTGGTTACTTAAGATATCGAGGTTCGGTTGCTAATGCAGCAGCTTTGCCAACTACTGGTCAAGTTGAGGGCGATGTATGGAATTTGATTAATACTGGTGAAAATGTAGTTTGGGTTACAGGTCTTAATAATACCAACATTGCAGGTTGGGATACCTTAACACAATCAGTTGAATCTCTTTCCGAAAGCTTATTGCCTTTATCAGGTACTTTACCCGATAAACCTTTATCAGGACCAGTAAAAATGGTACCTGCTGGTAAATTTGTAAAAAATCAACCTGCTAATGATAATTGTTCTTCAGAGATTTACTTTGAAGATTTTGGAGCAAGAATTTTTACATCCGGTTCTCCTGTTGCTAGTCCTCCGGGTACAGGAGGTGCATCTTGGATACATGTACATGGTAACGATGGGATTGAAATGCAAGCAATTTCAGTTACTCCCGGATCTGTCGCAGGTCGTGTTTATGTACAGCCTAATAGAGGTCTTGTGGGAGGTTCAGATTATTCAGAAAATCCTAATGAATTGGATTATGTTCAAAGAAAATATGTAGATGCTCAAAAAAAGAAAAAAGAAATTATAGGTTACATTTCACAAACGGGTACGCAAAACCCAGTTTTTGTGACAGTGAAATCAGATATTAGTTTTTCTGGTGTTGCCGATGCTTTGTTTACCAGAACTGCGGCAGGAGTTTACACAATGGATACTTCAAGTTTCCCTGCATTCACTTTAAATAAAGTTTTTTTCAGTACTGGTGTAGGCTATTTGATAAATGGAGTAAATCAAACAGAAACTTTTTTAGTTTTAGATAATGCAGCTTCTACTCCTACATCTCTTGTTTTTAAAAATCATATTGATGGTACTAATGCATCAGGAGGTGCGCAAACTTATGATGAGTTCATAAATGTTCCTTTTAAATTAGAAATTTATAATTAGTGTGTCAAAATGAAACAAAAATTTACTTTAACAGCCACAGATAATACTTTTACACTTTAAGAAGTGCTTTTGGTTTAGATGCTAATATAGGATTTACCGAGCTTTAGACTTTGTAACAGCACTATTGAATTAAATGGAAAATATAACCCCCTACAACATAAGCGAATTTCTCGCAATACTATTTTCTGTGTTAATTGGCTCGGGGGCTTATATATCTTTTGTGTATATAAAAAACAAAGTAAAAGTGAGTTTACCTTATGTTGTAGCGGTGGTGCTCATCAATTTTTGCTTAACCTATGTAGCTTCAGGCTTATTGAAAGTGTCAAACTGGGGGAAGTGGAGTGCTCCGGCTCTTACCATGGTCGCTTTTGGCGGGCAGTATATCGCAGACTGGATCGATAAAAGATATTTAAAAATTTTTGACACCGCTTCAAAGAAAGCAGGGTTTAATCTCAATAACGAAAAAGATGATAAGGATGAAAACAACAACACAACCAAAGAAGATGAAGATCAATAAGGATATAATTTATGGTTTTATCGCTGTTCTGATCATTTCAGGTTTTTCTTTATTTGTAGGAATTATTTTCAAACAAAACAGTGAAAATGAAGTGACTGAAATCAAAAAGATTCAGAAAAACCAAGAAGCCGAAAGGAAGCAGGCAGAACTCCGGGAACAGAAAGCGAATTTTAAAAGCGATTCCGCTTTGACTGTTCTCGCTAAGCAGACCGTAGAAATGAATTTGATGAATAAAAATTTTATGAATTTAAATTCAAATGTTGTCAATATGAGATCCGCTTACGATAAAAATTTTAAAGATTTAAAAACCATACAAAATGAAAAAGATCATATTGTTAATGCTCCTATCAGTGAGCAGTTCGATTTTATCACAAAATACCGCTACAAGGAATATCAGTGAAGCGCAGATTTCAGAATTATACAAAGGTATTAAGCAAAATGATTATCTGAAACTTCGGCTTCACAAAACAGAAAACACTTTAAACAGTGCAAACGAATTAATTTCAGAGCAGGAAAAGCAACTTACTGCCGGAAAGATTCTGCTGAAAGCAAAAGATGAGATTATTGCTACGAATCAGGAGATTTTGAAACAGGAAAAAAACGGATGTGTTGAACGGGAAAATCAACTAAAATCAAATATTGATATTTTGAAGGGTGATCTTTCTATACTTGAAATCCAATCGAAAAAAACAGCACGAAAAAAACTCTGGACCGGTATTAAAATAGGTGGTGTTTCGGTGGCCATCTTGGGAGTTGTTGGATTGTTATTGATTAAATAAAATTTACGATGAAAACAACATCACAATACATTTCAAAATTCGGATTACCAAATCAAACCGGTATAGGTTATCTGACAATGATTGATTTGCCATTTCCTATGCGCCTTGCGTGGGATAAAGACACCTTAGTAAAGAAAATGTCGTGTCATAAAGATATCGCACAGCCTTTGAAAAACGTTTTTAATGATATACTGAAGGAATACGGTTATGAAAAAATAAAGTCGTTAGGAATAGACCTTTTTGGCGGTTGTTTTAATTTCCGGCAAATGAGAGGGGGAACATCTTATTCGGTTCATGCCTGGGGACTTGCTGTTGATTTAGATCCTGATCGCAATAAACTAAAAGAAACATCAAAGACAGCGAGATTTGCCAGACCGGAATATAAAGCTATGATTGATATTTTTTACAAGCACGGTTTTATAAGTCTCGGAAGAGAAAAGAATTATGACTGGATGCATTTCCAGTGGAACAAATTTTAAAAAAAATAAAAAATAATCATTATGGTTATATAATTTTTATAAATAATAATTTTTATTTGTTTATTTATGTTGTTTTTATTATATTTGATGCAATATTTGACAAAATGAAAATGAATTGGCATTTAGCGAAAGAAATTTACGGCATGAACCCTTGGTTTATAGACCAAAATTCTCTACCGGCTATGATGGCAATTTTAAACAATTTCAGAAATGGAATTGAGGTTGGCGAAACAGACCAAAAATTAAATTCTACTTTTTTTCTAAAATTAGATCAGAAAACTAAATTAGTTACAGGAACTTGGTCAGATGTACAAGATTTAAATTCAGATAATGACTTTGAAGCTATTGCGATTATAAAAATAGACGGTCCCATAACTAAGTCAGGTGGAATGTCATCCTATGGAATGAATCAAATTTCATCCTTAATGTTGAATCTTTCTCAATATAATAAAGTTATTGGTTTTATACTGTATTCTGATTCAGGAGGCGGCGCTTCAGGCGCTGTGAATATCATGCGTGATACTATTAATTTAGTAAAAAAGACTAAACCAGTTTATGGATTAGTTGAAAAAGGCGGGTATGCGTGTTCAGCGATGTATGGTATTTTAGCCTCTTGCGATAAGATTTATGCAGAAGACGGTATGAGTGTGGTTGGTTCAGTTGGCACAATGATTCAGTTTGACGGCAAAGCAGCTAACACTGATTACGCAGACGGAATGAAACACATCAGAATTTACGCTACTAAATCAACTAAAAAAAATGAGGCATTTGAACAAGCCTTAAACAATGATAATTACCAACTATTAATTAGCGAATTATTAGATCCGGTTAATGAATCTTTTATAAAAAATGTCGTAAGCGACAGACCTTTACTTAAAGGAACTGACTTTGACAACGGGAATACAGTCTTTGCGAAAGATGCAGTTGGTACTTATATAGATGGTTTAAAGAGCTTTGATCAGGTTGTTAAAGAAATTTCATCAGATGTTAAAAATCGTCAATCAGAACCAAACAATAACAATAACAATAATCAAATAAAAAATAGGATGGATATTGCAACATTAAAATCGTTACATCCAGAAACTTATAACGCTATTTTTCAGGCCGGGGTTTCTGCTGAACAAGATCGAGTTGGGGTTTGGATGGCTCATTTTGAAACTGATCCTGAAGCTGTAAAAAACGGTGTTAAATCAGGAAAAGAAATCACCGCAACTCAAAGAGAAGAATTCATTGTGAAAAGTTCTCAAAAAGCAAAATTGGTAGGTTTAGAAAACAGTTCACCTGCTGAAATTGCTACGGGAGAATCGAATGACAATCCTGCAAGCGAGGAAGAAAAAGAAGCTGCAAACTTTTATAAAGATTTATAATCATGGGAGTTACACAAACAAACCAAACCAGAAATCAGTCTACAGCCAATTACGAAAGTAAACGGATTTTTATTTTCGACAACAGGTATGTAGTAGGAACATTTAAAAACACAACTGGTGCCGCTGCTGAACATAAAGGCGGAATGCTAGTTGCCAGAAGTACGACCGTTGCTGATGGTTTTATTCCGGTTACTTCTTCAAATTTAGCTGATGTAATTGGTATTTCGGCTTATGAGGGTACTAAAACCTTAGCAGTCAATGAAGAAACAAGCTTAAACATTTGTACAAAAGGAACCGTAGAAAGCATGTATTTGGTTTTTCCTTCGGGAGTAAGTTTAACAACCGTGGTAGGTAATAAAACTTTGAGAGATGTTTTGGAATCATTAGGTCTTCACCTAACAGAAGGAACGGTTGAAATGACTGATTTTACACCTTAAAAAATTAAAAAAATAGATGATAACTCTTAATCAACACAGAAAGCATATCACGCAAACACTTGTAAAAAAGTTCACGCTTGATAAAGATCCAAAACAAGGTCTTCAGGCATTTTTTCCTAATCAAACCACACCTACAAAAGGAATTTCAATTGAAATTCAAAGAATGAGACAAAATGTTGCGGTTGATGTTCAAAGATGTACTGATCCGGTAAGGAATGTTTTTTCTCGTTCAACGGAAAAGATTTTCATTCCGCCTTATTATAACGAAATGTTTGATTTCACATCTTGCCAAAGATACGATGAGACTTTCGGTCAAAACAACATGCCTACCAGAGTAGACGCGACCATGCTACTTAGGGATGCATCTGCATATATAAAGTCTTTAAAAAATAAAATTTTAAGAGCTATTGAATTACAAAGAGCTCAAGTGATTCAGACTGGTGTCGTTGTTTTGAAGAATGGAGATTCAATTGACTATAAAAGACGAGCTGAATCAATGCGGGTTTTAACTGGTACAGCCCAATGGAGCAATCAAGCTTCTGATATGTTTGGTGACTTAGGCATTGGAATGGAGTTTATCAGAAATCAGGGTCTTTCAGGTGCAACAGCAATCAATGCTATTTTCGGATCAAATGCTTTAAGCAATTTTTTAAATAATGAAAAGGTTCAGAAACAGGCTGATTGGAGAAATTTGAAACGAATTGAAATTGGTATGCCTCAATTTGACAATGTTTCAGGTTTAGTTTACCACGGTCAAATTGGAACTAAAGATTATATGGTTAATATTTGGACGTATAACGAAATGTATCTGCACCCGGTAACTGGGGTAAATACGCCATATATTGAACCAGATAATGTGGTTATGATTTCTGACGATTTCATGGGTAACACTATGTTTGGTGGAATTCCTGCAATTATGGGTGACAATGTTTCAGGTCAATACGTTGGTCCTGTCGAAGGTGAATTCTTCATTAGAGATGTAATTGACCAAATTAAAACAACCTGGGATTTTATTATTTCTTCAGCTCCACTGGTTGTTCCTTACACTGTTGACAGAATTTACACCTTAAAAACAGCTTAATCTTAAAAACCAATTAAAATGGCAAAGTATAAAATTAAAGTGGTTGGACTTCTTTTGAGAAACAATCAAATGGCTGAATTTGGCGATATTGTCGATGAAGAATCTTTCAGCAGTCCTGCTGAAGAACTAAAAAAACAAGGTTATATTGACCTAGCTACAAAAGCTGATATTAATAAATTAGAAGAGGCTGAAAAGGAAGCGGAAGAAGAGGCTGAGGTGCAAAGATTAGTTGATGAAGAGGCTAAAGAAGAATCTGAAAAAGAAGTAAAAGCTAGTAAAAAATAAAAATAAAAGTTATGCCAGGGAAACTATTGCAAGCGGCCAGGCGTGATATAAAGAAAATTTTAAGTAAAAGCGGATTTGAAGAGGTAATTACAATTTCTGATCCGCTTACTTCTAAACAGATCATTATTACCGGATTGCATTCAAAGCATTGGATTCAGTTTGATTCAGAAGGTAGCCCTATCAATTCAAAAAATGCCCATATTTCTATTTTGGAAGATGATTTGATTAAAGGTGGTATTGAAACAAGAAAAGCAAACGGAAATATAGATATAAGACATTTGCTGGTTTCTTGTAGCGATTCAACCGGAATTCAAAAAAGTTATTGTATCAACGAGAATTGGCCAAGCGAGACTACAGGTCTTATTGTTTGTGTATTAGGCGACAGAAAAAATATTTAAATTATGTTTGCATCTGCAATTTTTCCGCAAAGTTTCGAAATAATTAGAGACAACATAGCAACCATACTTTTGCAAGAATTAACTAACCAAAGAACTATCCAGAACTTTGAAGAAAAAATTAATATATTTTCTGAAAGAACAACACCTATTTCAAATGATGAATTGTTGACCATTAATTTAAATCTAGAAAGCGGTGACTACAATTCAAAGACGCAGCACGGGGCATCAGGTAAATATATCTACAATATAGATATCTATACTTCTGGTTACTCGTCTTCATCAAAAAATGGTTCTTATGATTCTTCTGTAAGACTTCATAGGCATATCGGGCTTATTAGGTATATCTTGAGTCACACCTCTTACCGAACGCTCTCTTTGCCACTTGGAATAATAGAAGGAACTTCGATTGATAGCTTTTACATAATAGAAAATGATCAGAAGCAGGATTCTGGTTTTGTAAAAATGGCTAGGATGATTTTTTCAGTCAGAGCGTATGAATCTCAATTGATGGAACAAGGAGTAAACCTTCAGCAAAACCAAACCAACGTAAAATTAGAATTAACCGAAAAAGGTTACATGTATAAATTTATAAACTAAAAAAATTATGGCATCATTATCATCGGCAATAGGTACAGAAAGACGAAGCAGAACTTCAGGTTTTGCAATTAAAAAAGGTTTTTTTTCAAATGAAACCGATAATTTACCTCAAATGATAGCAATTTTTGCCCAAGCCAATACAGCGAATCAAGCATCAATTTCTATTGAAAAAAAAGAAATCACTTCTTCAGATGAAGCTGGAAGAATATATGGTTACGGTTCTCCAATTCATCAGATCATGAGAATTTTAAGACCTAATTCAGAAGTTGGAGTTGGTGGTATTCCTACGGTGGTTTTTCCACAGCTAGAAACGGTAGGTTTCACTGAAACAAGCTTTGAAGTGGTTGTTTCCGGAACAGCTACCAAAAACAGTACTCATTTTTTAAGAATTGCAGGCCGGGAATCCTTAGATTTCAAACCCTATTCTTTTTCTATTGTAAAAGGTGACACTTCTTCAGTAATTGCACAGCGAATTTTAGATGTTATTAATAACAATTTATCAAGTCCGGTAACCGCTACTTTGGTTTCTTCTACAATTACTTTAAAAACTAAATGGAAAGGAGCTTCTTCCGCAGGTTTAACTTTAAAATTCAATAACAACGGTGAACCTTCAGGAATATCGTATGCGGTTGCTGACAAAGTTAACGGTTCAGGCGTTGTAAATCTTTCAAATTCTTTAAATTTGATTGGTTCTGACTGGTATACAATTGTTTTAAATTCTTATGGTGAATCAGTTTTAGACATTTTTGAACAGTTCAATGGTTCTCCTTCAGCTTCTATACCTACCGGAAGATATGAAGGTTCTGTTTTCAAACCTTTTATGGCTTTCTTTGGTTCTACTAAATCTACTTTGGCTGATTTATCGACAATCACGAACGCTGCCGCAAGAATAGACCAGGTAACTAATGTATTGTGTCCTGCTCCGAATTCTGATGCATTTCCTTACGAGGCCGCTGCGAATGTCGTTAGATTGTTTGCGAGAACGATGCAAGACACGCCTGAAATTGATGTTAATGGTTTTGCATATCCTGATATGCCGGCTCCAATAGATGGAAATATTGGCGATATGAGCAATTACGATAACCGGGATTTTTTAATTAAAAAAGGTTGTTCAACTGTAATATTAGACAAAGGTCAGTATATAATTCAAGATCTTGTAACAACTTACCACCCTGATGGTGAAAATCCTTTGCAATTTAATTATTGTAGAAACCTAAATTTAGATTGGAATGTTGCTGATTCTTACCGTACTCTTGAAAAAATCAGATTAAGAGATAAGGTAATAATAAGAGATACGCAAGTAACCGATTCAAAAAACGCTATTAAACCTAAAGAATGGAAAGCGGTTCTTTTTGATTTGTTTGATGAAATGGGTAAAAAAGCCCTTATAAATGAGCCTGAATTTTCTAAACAAAGTCTTCAGGTAGCAATTCCAACAACGAACCCAAATAGATTTGAAACTTTTTTCAGATATAAAAGAACCGGAATTGCAAGAGTTGAATCAACAACTGCCGAAGCTGGATTTTAACCTTTAAAATAAATAAATATTATGGCAAGATATGTAGGTGGTGATATTATTGAAGTTGTTTGTTCTCACCCAACCCTTGGAGATTTTAGATTTGCCGCGAAGGCCGGCGAAAGTTTTACCTTAGACAAAGGTGGAATTAGAAACGATGATGATTCAAGCAATGTTACAGGAGATGGAACGATGATCCAGAAGAAAAACAGGATGCTTTGGTCTGTCGAGGGACCAATTGCAGTTGATTATCAGGCTGACACTGAATTTGATGCAATCACTAAATTAGCTGAAAGTCCTGAATTAGGTACCTGGACTATTACTCATATTTCAGGGACTATTTGGAAAGGTTTGGGAATTCCGGTAGGTGACTTTCAATCTGATACAGGTACTGCTCAATCAACCTTAAAAGTTTCAGGAAGCGGAAAACTTGAAAAAATTACATAATTTTTATGCTAAAAAAAATTGATAAAAAATATAACCTTTAACTAATTGATTGTTAAGGGCTTTTTAATACAATTCAACCTTTAAATTTTATAAAATGGACATGAATCTAGAAAAAAACGAAAACAAGGTTTCAAAAGAAATCGCAATCAAAGAAGTGCAAAAATTCATCAGAGATGAAGCTGATCTAGATAAAAAAGATCATGAAATTGAAAGTGATTACCCTCAAATCATTAGAGCTGTTGAGCTTGGTTTGTTAATTTTTGAAAATGGCAAACCTAAATTTACACTTAAAAATCCGATAAAAAACGATGAAGGAGATATTGCGTTAGGTGAAATCACTTTTAGAAGCAGGATTAAACCTACCCAATTAGCTGAAATCATGAAGGGAGTCGATTTAACAAAAAATCAATTGGAGTATTCACTTAGAGCACATGCCTATTTAATAGGACAACCAAAAGCAATGCTTGATAAGTTCAGTAAATTCGATTACCGGGTTATTGATCAAATTTCAACCGTTTTTTTGTAAAATTTCCGACCATACAAAACGTTGAAGCTTTCATAAAGACAGTTGCGCGTTCTTACGGTTGGGCGTCTCCAAATATATTAAATGATATGTTTTGTGATGATAAAGATTTTTTCGGTTTAGAATTTTGGTATAATGATGTCGAAGAACAGCATCGACAAATAAACAAAAAATAATAACATGGCTTTAAGTTTACGAGTACCCACAATATTTTCCGCCAGAGATGGAGTTTCTTCGGTGCTTAGAACCATGACAAGAAGCGTTCAGTCATTTACAAACAGAGTTCAGACCGGAGTTGGTAGGGCGAACAGGCTTCTTAATAGATTAACGCCTTCAATAGGAGGAGCTGGTAGGCAGCTATTGTCATATGCGTCCGCTGCGGGTGTTGCGGGGGCCGCTTTTGGTTTGGCCGGTTCATCGGCTCAATCTATCATGGATTATGAAGATCAGGTAGCAAGTTTTAGGACAATTGTTTCTGATCTTAATGATACGGATTTTGCCAAATACGAATCATCAATGGGCAAGGTGGCTACCGAAACCAAAAAAAGCACCATTGAAGTAGCGCAGGCTTATGAAAAAATAGCTGGTTTAAACTCGACACTTGCCGACACTCCGGAAGGGATTGCAGAAGTTTCAAAACAGGCAATAATTTTATCAAAAGCTTCACGTGATGATTTAGGAACTTCTGCTGAAAATTTGGTAGGAATAATGAACCAATTTAATTTGGGTGCAAAAGATTCAGGTCGCGTAATTAATGTTTTGGCTGCTGGTCAGGCTGTGGGTGCTGCTTCAATCACCCAGTCCGTTGAGGCTTATAAAAATTTCGGTTCGGTTGCCAGAGGCGCCAATATAACGCTGGAAGAATCAATGGGGTTGATTCAGACTTTGGCCGGTAAAATGATTACCGGTACAGAAGCCGGTACTGGTTTGAAAGCTGTTATTTTAAGGCTTCAGAAAGCGGGTTTAGGGTATAAAACAGGTGTATTTAATGTTAACGAAGCTTTAGAGCAGGCTAAGAAAAATTACGATAAACTAAAAACCGCAAAACAAAAAGACGCTTACTTAACTGATTTGATTGGAGAAAACCATATTAACACGGGCAGGATCTTAATTGACGGTACTGAGACTTATAAAAAGTTTACAGATGGTGTTACCGGAACATCTGAAGCTACCAAGGCGGCTGGTATAAATTCTAATACTTTAAAGGGAAAAATTGACGAATTAAAATCTGCCTGGACCAACTACATAACTACTTCTGACGATAGTAAAAAAAGCACAGATAACATTAAAGAAGCTTTAGGCTGGTTGGCTGATAATATTGCACCAGTTGTAAAGTGGGTAACAATATATTTCGGAACATTAATGATTGTACAAGAATTTATAAAACTTGTTACAGCAGCGCAATGGCTTTGGAATATTGCCATGGCGGCAAATCCGATAGGTTTAATAATTATTGGTATTGCCGCCCTTGTTGCTTTGATTGCTGGTGTTATATATTACTGGGATGAATGGGGATCAACTGTGAATCGATTTATGGGTCCTTTAGGTATAGTTATAGATTTAATCATGACCTTGAAACAAAATTGGGATATGATTAAAAAAGCCTTCAAAGAGGAAGGTATAATTGGAGGTTTAAAAGCTATTGGAAGGGTAATTCTTGACGTATTATTAAAACCTATACAAACTGTTTTGGGTCTGCTTTCAAATATTCCCGGTTTGAGCAATCTTGCTGCAAAAGGTATTGCCAGTATTCAAGGGATAAGGGATAGTTTAGGGGTTGATTCGTCTGAAGAATGGGAAAGGAAAGACAAAGAGAAAAGAAAAATTGGAGCTAAAGTGAAAAAAGAGGCTTTACCTTCACTATTTGCCGGAACTACGGAAGCTATCTATAAGAATATTAATACTCAAAATAGTCTTGATATAAACGTGAAAGATCGACAAAATATACTCCAAGTTGTTAATAATGGGGGTAATAAAAACAATATCAGAGTTACGAAAACAAAAGGCGCAAGATAATGGTTGATTTTTCATTATACGAATCCGGTAACGGAGGTGAACTGTTAATTGTTGATGGTGACATTAGTTTGGGAAACTATTTGCTTCAGGTCGTTTATATCTGCTTGTTTGGTGGCAACGTTCAAGCATCAACTCTTGGTAATGAAATCGAATCTCAATTAAGATATGATTGGTGGGCAAATTCTTTAATTTTTGGAATAGAACCGAAAAAGCAGTTTAATTCTTTGACTGAAAAAACTCTAAGAAACACGCCTTTAAGCTCGTCAGGAAGAATTTCCATACAAAGAGCTATTGAAGAAGATTTATCGTTTTTAAATGATGTCGTTGACGTTAAAGTAGACGTAAAAATAAAAGACAGCCAGAGAGTGGAAATGACTATTTTCCTGAACAAGTATCAAGGAAAAGAAGACGTTAATCTGCAATACCTTTGGGATAATGTTCAAAACAGCGTTATTTTATATAAAAAAATATGAAAAAGATACCAACAATAAAGCAGTTATTTTCTTCAATAGAAGGTGATTTTAAAAGCACACTGAATATTGATGATGTTGATACAAAAATGGTTCTTAATGCTGTTTCTGCTGTACTTGCAGGTCAATTGAAATTGATTTATTTATATATTTCTGATAAATTTAATAATTTATTGCCTGATACTGCTGATACTGCTGAAAATGGTGGCGGATTGAATAGGTTGGGAGAAATCTACTTAAACAGACAGCCAAAACCGGCAACTAATGGTAAATATATAATAACCCTTGACGCTGAACCTAACGCGAAACTAAGGAATTCACTCACCTTTAAATCGAACGAAGACTCTAAAAATCCCGGAAAATTATTTATTTTAGAAAGTGAATACATCTGTAATGGAACTAATGATGTGGTTGAAGTTAGAAGTCTTGAGTCAGGTAGTGATTCGTTGCTTTCGGTTGGAAACGAATTGACAATTACCGAACCGGTAATCGGCGTTGATTCTACTGTGGTGGTAAAAAGCATTACCCAAGTGCCACTACAATCAGAAACGATAGACGAATACCGAAAGAAAATCATAGACGCCATTCAGTTAGAACCTCAAGGAGGCGCTAAAACTGATTACAGGCTTTGGGCACAAGATGCGCAAGGAGTGAGGCAGGTTTACCCTTACGTTAAACAAAGCAGTGCAGGTACTGTACAGGTTTTTGTCGAAGCTAAATCGAATGATTCAATTGATGGGTTAGGTACCCCTTCTGCATTTTTATTAAATTCAGTTAGAGAGGTAATAATTATGGACCCGGATAATACCAAGCCAATAAATGAAAGAGGCAGAAAACCTATGCAATGCATTTTGGAGGTTTTACCAATCACATTAAGACCTGTCGATGTTATAATTGTAGGTTTGCAGGAAAATAATTTAGATATTCAAGATTTGCTCAAGACCAATATAAGATTATTTTTAAACGAAATCAGACCTTTTATTGACGGAGCTGAACTCCTTAGAAATAAAAATGATATTCTTTATGCAGGCAGGCTTCAGGGAGTAATATCAGATTCATTAGGTAGTGGCAATTTTTTTAATGATGTCAAAACCTTTGTAGATGGGCAGGAGATTACGTCTTTTAAATTCGCATTATCAAATATACCATACTTTAGAAATGTCACTTACCAATAATAATCAAACCGTCCATGGTAAATTTAAGTTTGGTTATAATACCAAACATAGATATCCAACTTCAATTATAAAAGAGACTGTTAAGCAACTTGATGACCAGGTTAATTTACTGTATCCAACCGGAAGAGCGTGGTATTTACCTGAAAACGGAGTGTTTAGAAAATTTCACAAAGTATTAAATAATTCTATTTTAAAAGTTAGAAATTTTGCTGAATCAACAATAAACAGTTATTTTCCGGATAACGAAGAGTTTACTATTGAAGATTGCGAATTTTGGGAAAACAAACTAGGCTTGATTTCAAGTAATTCATTATCCTTACAGAAACGCAGGGAGATTATTTATAGAAAAATAGCTTTCCCTCAAAACATTAAAGCACGTCAAGGTTTGCTTTATATTCAAGAACAAATAGACTTATATGGTTTTAACGTTAAAATTTATGAGAATATTTTTCAAGATGCAAACGGAAATTATTATCATGAAAGTCCTCAAAACCTAATAAATTTAGCAACCTTTGATATTCAGCATGGAAATCCAACGCAGCATGGAATATCAACCCAGCATGGAGTTGGTTTGTTTGAAGTCATAGCTAATAACATAGATGATGAAGTTTATTCAATAGGTGGAAATCAAAATTTATGGGCTACCTTTTTTATAGCTTCTAAATCAAGTTTGTTTCAGGGTGGATCGGTTCCTTTTGAAAGAAAAAAAGAATTTAAAGAATTAATTTTAAAATTAAAACCAGCTCAATTAGTTGCTTTCACTTTAATAACATATCAATAATGAGAAATAAAGCAAATCAAGTTAATATAGATAATAGTGATTTATTTAACTATCCAAATGGTAGAATAAGAAATAATGACGGATCAGGAAATGGTACTCCTGTTGACGAATCGGTTTATGGTGATCTTCACGAAACCAAAGATAAAATCATGCGTGATTCAAAAACCACCTACAATAATTTACCGGACAATCAAACAAATGGTTATCAATTATATGAGGCTCTGATGTCATTAGGAGGCAAAAACGATATGATAAAAACTATTACAAAAATTAATGATACAACTCTTTTAATTCCTGTTAAAATTGAAGCCTTGAAAGAAGATGAATCAATTATATTTCAGTCTAATTTTGCGTCAACCAATGCTATGGTTTCAATTCGAGGTTCTGATAATATTTCAAAAAATCTTACTATTTTAGGTGGTTTTCAATCAGGCCAAAAAGTTCGTTTGATTAATAAAAGCAGTGCAATAAATATAGTAGGTTTGTATGATTCAGAAGTTTTACCAAACCTTATTAATAATATAGCAACAATCAATGCAACATTTGCAAATTTAACTAAAATATTAGCGGTTTTTATTCCTGGCGGTACAATGATGTTTTGGAATAAACCCGCAAATCAAATTCCTACCGGTTGGCAAGAGGTTGTAAATTGGAGAGGTAGGTTTCCGGTTGGTATGGATGTTAGCCAATTGGATTTTCAGGTTTTAGGTGGTGTTGGCGGTGAAAAGAGAACAACTTTATCACCTGGTCAATTACCAAAATTAACCGGTCAATTTGAAACAACCGCAGGACAAGGAGCTAATCCATCAGGAGTTTTTTCTCAACCTTACGCTGCTTCAGCTTCAATCGGTGGTGTATCAGTTCCTTTTAAACACGCCGGAGTCAAGCTTGATATAGGTAATGACGAATCGCATAATAATTTACCACCATACAGAACTGTTTTATTTATTGAATATATAGGTTAAAAAACATCAAAAATATGAAAAGTCTAAAAAGTCAAAATGTTGTTCACGATCAAAATTATGCAAAATGGCCTCAAGGAGCTATACTCGATGAGACAGACACAGTAATAGGTACGCCTGTTGTTAGAGGTGTTTATAATGATATGTTAGTTAACATGTATGCTTTATTAAAGGATAGAGGTATTACAATTAACAATATTGAAGACAGCGACACGACTGGTTATCAAATTTTAAAGGCTTTAAAATTAGTTTTTAACGAAATTATAGATGTTGTTAGAACTTTACAAAAAATAAATTTAGACGATTTATTACTACCTGTAGATTTAACGAAAGTACCGGGCAGTACTGTTTTTAACGTTAAATTAACGGATTTTTTAGATCAAAATAAAATCTACAAATTAAATGATGAAAATGGTTTAATATTCAATACAATAGCTATGACTCCTGTTTTAGGTGGCGATGATTGTATTTTTATATTCGAAGGCAATGCTTCAAGGATTTACAGCTTAAATCCGTTATCTGTTGCAAAAGCAAATATTGACTCTTTTCAAGTTTTCGGTAATCCAATATCTCAAAATAGATCAGTTTCTAAAATTTGGTATTACGCAAACAAAATTTTATCGAATATGAATCTTGAGTTCTTCAATATTCAGGATGTTTTGGTGCAGTACGTTAATGATGTCAATTTAGAGTTAAGAGATGTTACTCAAATAGATAATAGGTTTATTTGCTTGGTTTTCAGACCAGGTAATAATAAATTTGAAATTTATAGTTTCGAAGAAGGTAATTTTACCGACCCTCAACTGGTAACTTATCAAGGCCTTCAGCTATCTTCAAACAGTCCTACTTCAGATCTGAAAATTAATATGTATCCGGATGGTATCAATATTTTATTTACAAATCAAGGAGGCAACAGCGCTACCGATCATTTGATATCAAAGTATGAATATGATAAAATAACCAATAAATTAAAGCATTTGGTTGATTTTAATATATCAGCCACTTTTATTAAAAATTCCAACTGTGTGAATAAAAATGATTTTATTTTTTCTTTAGCAAGTGGTTTGTTAACTAATTTTAAAAACAATGGTACAACCGTAGTCAAAGAAACTTACGGAGCTTTGATAGGCCAGATTTTTAAAGCTGGTTTTGATTATTACTACACTGATGGTCACTCTGCAAAACGAATACAGTTATGAGTTTACATATCAACGTCAACAGTATAGAGCTTACAAGATACTCAAATCGTCTAAACACAATACGAGAAACATTATTGCCTAAAGCTGTGAGAAACACTTTAAATGACGTTGCCTTTAACACTAAGAGACGAGTGCCTGAAGTAGCTCAACAAACCTTTAAAATAAGAAATAGAAGTTTGTTTAGAGCGTTTATTTTTGTCAACAAATCAGTGACTGGGAGTATTGATTCGATGCAAGCAGAAGTAGGTATTTTTAACAATAACGAAAAGACAGCGGAAGGTTTAGCAAAACAAGAAATTGGAGGTGTAGCAGATAGAGGTTTAATTCCGATGGATACCGCAAGGATTTCAGGAGCTAACGATAAAAAGGTTAGATCAGCAAATTATTTGCAAAAAATAACCCTACCCTCGGGAAGAAGTAGAGGTACGGGAACTGGCCATATTTTAATTCAGAAAAACGGAAAAGGTACTTTATTTCAGACAAAAAACGGAAGAATAAATCAAAAGCTAAAGCCTTTGTATAGCTTTATGAGAAATAGAAAGGTTCAGATAAGAAGAAAAGGATTTATTAAACATTCTGCTGAAATAGAAGGTTTAAAAATGAATGAAATTTTTATACGAAATGCTAATTTTTTAATAAGTCGCATGAGATGAGTTGGAAAGAAATTTTTGAAAACAGTAAATTTTCTATTACTACCGGTGATGGTAAGGTTTTTTATCCTTTATGGAAAGAGGCCAATAAATCAACGGAGTTTAATGCTACTTCCTTTGAATTCATAAACAGATCAGGTACATATGTTGATCGAAGAAAACCAAAATCGTCAAAATACGATTTATTAATTTTTTTTCAAGGAGAAAACTGTAATACTGTAGTGGATGACTTTGAAAATTCTGCTAAAGATAACAGATATTGGGTTATTCAGCATCCAATATATGGTGTTTTAAAAGGTCAGCCTACTTCACTCGAGAGATCTGACACTAATATGAATGTGGTAGAAGTGTCAATTGAGTTTTGGGAATCCATTATTACCAAAGATGCTGAAAAAGTTCAGACTATAAAAGATGAAATTGATCTGAAAAAAGAAAATTTAGACAACGAATCCGCAAATAATTTTGAATTAAAAACCAATACAAAACCAATCAATCAAAATAAAGTTAGAGAATTTATCAATACTTTAGATGGTGAATATAAAAAACTCCTTGATGATTCCGGGTATAATAAATACCAGGAGGTTTTATCAAAAGCAAGAGATTCGGTTGATGGAATGATTATCGATTCAAGAAGTCTGATTTTAGACGTTAGCAGGACCATAGATGCAATTAAAAACATACCTAATGTTAATGTTTTTCAAAAAATAACTTCTTTGAGCAATCTGTTTAACCAGTTAATTTCAGAGTTTACATTTAAGCAAATAACTGATTTTAATAGGTTTTACTTTGAATCTGCCGGAGCTTCCATCATATCAACAATGGCAACAATTGGTTTGAATCCCGGGAAAAATGATTATAATTCAAGAAATGATGTCAAAAAAGTATCTTCAATAATAGATAATACCTATAAAAATTATTTTGAAATTTTAAATGTTTTTGAATTTTTAAGAGACAATAAAAACAACAATTATGGTATCAGTTTCAGTATTCAGTCAGAATTAAATTCGATAGTTAAAAAAACTATTTTTGAAATGTTTTCGATTTCGTTTAACTACAAGCAGGAAAGAATAATCGAGTTAAAAAATGATTCAAATTTAATTTTATTGTGCCATAAATACATGGGTTTAGATGACAATGACGAAAAACTGGAATTGTTCAGGTCTATCAATGAAATCAAAAATGATAGATTGTTTATTGTGAAAAAAGGGTTTAAAATAAAATACTTTATATGAAGGTTCGGGTTAACAATCAAACGTATATAAATTTTGATTCTGTTTCGATAGATTCCAGTATAGACTCGGTTGCTTCTACTTTTTCAATAGGAGCTTTTTTTGATTTAAACAATCCTGAAGACAGGGAAATTTTTCGCCCTTTAAAATATAATAAAATTGAAATATTCGGAGATAACGAAGATTTACTTTTAACCGGTACTATTCTAAATCATGAGATAGGTAATAAATCTGCTTCAGAATTAATAAATATTAGTGGTTACTCATTACCCGGGGTAATTGAAGATTGCAATATACCTTACTCCATGTATCCGTTAGAAAATTTAAAAATGAATCTTGCGGAAATTACCAGAAGAGTTATTGAACCTTTTGGGTTAAATCTGATAATTGATCCTTTAATTGAAAAAGAAGTAAATTTAGTTTATCCGAAATCGGTTTGCGGTCCTGAAGAAACGATCAAAGAATATCTGGCTAAGTTAGCAGCGCAAAGAAATATTATTCTTTCGCACACAGTTAAAGGCGATTTGTTGATGTTTAGGCCTGACGTGGGAGCTGAAGTCAAGTATATTTTTACAGACGAAAATACAACATCTATGGGGCTGTCAGTAAACGGACAAAATATGCATAATCAATTAACCGTGATCAGACAACCTAAGCCAAAGAAAAAACCGGTTTTAAAAACAAAAACCAAAAAACACAAAGAGTTTGAGCATGACGAAAATGGTGACCTTATTCCAAATACACCTCCTGTTGTAACAATTAAAACCAAACAAGTAAAACAGAGGCCTAAACCTCAATTTTTTGATACCGTTAATAATCCTATGATTGAAGTTTTCAGGCCTGCTGTTCAAAAAATGACAGCGGGCGAGGATTTATCAACCGAAGCTGCTGTCAGAGATTATATATCTGACGAATTAGGTAATATTTCTTTTTCAATTGAAATAAACGAATGGCTTAATTTAAGCTTTGGAGATATAATCGAGATTGAATCTCAATCTTTGTTTTTGAGAAATAAAACCAAATTAATGATTGATTCGATATCAAGAAGCCAATCAGCTTCAGGACAATCAATGAGTATAGATGCCACTTTGATTGAAGCCTTTATTGGGCAAGAACCAAAAAATATTTTCTTATGATCAGCAATAGCGTAGTAGAAGAAACCAATATTGAAAATGGGTTTAGAATTATAACTGTTACCCAATACGGAACAAAAACAGCAGATGAATGCTCTCCGTTTGGATTAGATTCTAATCCGGTTGATGGTATGGATGCTATTTTTGCCGAAACCGATTCCGACGGTGAAGCTGTTATAATTGGGTATTTGCAGCGGGAAAGAATATCACAACCAGGAGAAACTCGATTTTACTCGCTTGACGAATGGGGTGAGAAAGTAATGGTTGACGTAAAATTAAAAAATGACGGTGTAATTGAGATTGCAGGAAACAAAGATAATTTTGTATCTTATAAAGAACTCAATAAAGAATTAGTAAAACATAATCAACAGTTGATGGCGGAGCTTCAAAAAATAGCATCCGCCATCAGTGGAGTAGGTGGCGTTTATGTTCCAGGTAGTGTTACTTTGGATATTTCTAAATCAAAAACTGAAAAGATTAAATGTTTGGAAGTATAATCTAGGGTCCCACGAGTTGGGGCTTTTTTCTATCAAATAAGAAATAACTCTATTATTTAGAGTCATTTCTTATTTATCATAAAATCCAAAATTTTTAATTATTTTTCCCTTAAAAGTTGGGGACTCTCTTATAACTGCTCTGAAAAATTGTAATTGGTCTTCAGTTAATTTATAAACTATTGCTTCTGGACGATTTTTAACTATATCATCAAATTCCGCTTTATTTCTGACAACCATCTTGGTACAATCAACATAAGATACGTGCTTGAGAAAAGGAAAATCTTCGGGTTTTATTTCAATATTATATTTTACTAATACCGGATTATCATTGATGCTTAAATTTACTATTGAATTAACATAAAAAGAAGCAATAGAAATTTGATCTTTTGTGCAGCCCAAAACAAAAAAATATTTTATTTTGGGAGGATATGTGTCTTCAACAAACAATTTCAATACATCGCCAACTGAAACCATTATGCAAATCTTGATGTATTGATTTCATTAAAATGCCTAATGTAATTTAGCATATTTTCATCCGCGCCCCCGGCTTCTGCAATTTTTATTGTGTCCATTGTATCTATGGCAGATTTCCATGCAACATCATGGGATTTATAAGTAAGATATATGAAAGATTTAGATAAATGTTCTTCTATTGATGCGTCTAAACACTCCATTTCTGTTACAGAAAATTCATCCTGGTCAAAATTTAATTTTGCAGCAATCTTATTTCCTTCTGAAACTTCAAAAAAAGAGTCTACTTCTGATTTAGAAATTATCCCTGGCTTTCCATGCACTGCTTTTATAATATCATAAATTGAAGATGGCACAGGTCCATATTCCATTTTAATATAGCAATCGTTAGAAATTGACGTACCGTATTTGGCTAAATGTTCTCTATCAGCAAAATACAAAATCTTGCTGATTTTGTGAGTGTCTAAAGCTTGATTAGCCTTGTTTAGAACGTATAAAACAGGCTGTATGTAGGCTTGTAAAAAGTGTTCTGTATTCATTAGTTGTTTATTAAATATTAAAATATCTTGTGGTAAATCTAACACTTATAATTGATATATCAAAAAAAGTTTGCAAAAGTATAATGTTTCAATATATTATGCAAATTTAATATCTACTATTTATTAACAAAGATCACTCTAAAATCGTCATATTATAATATTTGTTAGAAGAATATAATCAAAACAAAAAACCACCCCAAAATTGGGATGGTTCAGATACAATTTTAATTAACTAATGAGCCTCATGAATACTTGTGTAATTTAATACTCTTTGTTATTACAAATTTAGTTTCAAAAAAAATAAAAACATATCAGTGAAAACACTGAAAAAAATACCGTAAAAACACGGTATCAATATTAATTATCTATATATAAAAGAATAAAATGTCAAAAAGCCCTCGATTTAGGGCCTTGGACAATATAATATAAGTTAAATTCATGATTCGTAATCACAAGAATTCTACAGCAAATGTAAGACAAATTTTTAAATATTCCTAAAAACCTGTTTTTAAATGCTTTTGTTTTTCAAGTAAATCCTCTCTGTAATCAACGGCGTATATTTCCGTAGTTCTTTGGTTAGTATGACCCAAAGCTTTTTGAGCTTCTTCTAATCCGTAAATTGTGGTAATATCGTTTGCAAATGTATGTTTTAGCACAGACATGTCGGCGTCTATTTTTAGCTTACCTTTCACCCATCTACAGTATTTGCCGCTTAAAGACCATTCGGTGCATGGTTCCAATCCTGGAACATTGAAGGCTTTTTTGTCAAAATAATATCAAAAGTAGGATGGAACTGCGGGTAAAACTGTGGATAAAAATAAAAAAACGCCCTATTTATAAGGCGGTTTGTAGACCCACAGGGATCGTCTTGAATATATTATTCAAATTCATAAAAACTCAAATTGCCTATTAATAAGGGTTTACGATCTATTTATGAATTTAAGTGAAGTCAAGTGAACTTAAAAAGTGTGGTTAAAAGTGTGGTTAATTTATTTTATTTTTTATTGAATTTACTCATTTCTGATTTCTTCAAATCGTCCACAATCGCAATATAAGGCTTCATGCTTTGATAGTCTTTATGTCCCGTCCATTTCATAATAACTTCGGCCGGTATTCCCAAATATAGACTGTTAACAATGAATGTTTTCCGGCCTATATGGGTGGTCATAATTTCACAGAACGGCATTACTTCATCATATCTTTTTTCTCCTATAAAATATGTGTAATTTACAAGTTCATCAAATTCAAGAATCCTTCCGATTTCCTTTATCTGTTCGTTCGCTTCTTTCATGCTTTTAACCGGCAAAACCTTTTCTCCGGGAAGGTCTTTATATTTCTCTATTATTTCTCTCGAATAATCGTTAATATCTATCTTAAGCGAATCGGTTGTCTTGATTGTGGTAACATAAAAAAAGCCCTTTCTTAATTGGTGTTTTTTCAAATTGAAAACATCTGAATATCTAAGAGAAGTAAAACAGCAAAATGCAATAATATCTCGTGTGGTTTCTAAATGTTTTTGATTTTTTGAGAATTTGTGGTTGTAAAATTGCAGCAATCTTTCCCAACTCAAATATATAGGATAATTTATGTCGTAATTGACACCTTTAAATTTTGGGTAAAATGTTTCGTGCAGGTCTCCCTCGTAAAAGCCTTTTCTTTTTGCCCATTTTAATACTGTCCTTACATCCTTTAACGTCCTCGAAACAGTAGTATTTTTGTGCGGTTCACCCGGTTTTCCGGACTTAAAGATAACCGGCTTTGTTTGGAAGTATTTTACGAGTGCTATTAACGATTTTTCAGTAGTATTTTTAATTAATAACTTACTGTCAAAGAAACTGAAATGATTTTTTAATTTATTAAATCTGTTATAATTTGCAATTGTCCAGGAATCTTTTTCGCCCTGCTCACTTGCATATTCATCAATGCATTCAACAAAAGTAAGAGCTTTTATGTTTTTTATCTTTGCTCCTTTTCCGGTCTTTTCTGCAAATTTAATTTTGAGTTCATCCACTGTTGGGAACCTTTTTTCAATAACGTCAAATTCTTTAAAAATATTCTCAAAAATTTCTTCTACCTTGTTTATGTCTTTATTTCTCGGGTCTTTAGGGTTTTTTATCCTTTGAATGGTTTTATCCCATTCTGAAGGCTTCACATCAGTATTAGTGTAAATTTCTGGACGGTAACCATTATAAGACACAAGAGCTCTTATCTTCGAAGGTTCATCGTTTTGATTCTGTCTAATGTAAAAATTTAGTGTGTATTTTAGGTTCAAGTTATATATTTTCTAGTCCTTTAATTCTTTATTATCTTTGCAAACAAAATCTAAAACGTCTTCTGCTGCACTATCAGGGAAAACGTCATAATATTTAGTTAATCCTTCTTCATAACTAATTACTTCTCCTTTAGAGTTATACTCCCTGTAGGAAGGTAGTTGATATTTTTTTGAATCACAATACATAGTCCCGCGGTATATCACATGACCATTTTCTTTGTTAACCCAAACTCCTTTTTTATTCTTAACTTTCTTAGGAGGATTGATTGTTTTTGTCCAAAAATCAAAAGATTTTTCCGAAGAAGCAGAAGGTTTAACATCTGTCACATAAATTTTACCTGTTATATAACTACCTACATAAATCCATCTATCTTCAGATTCTTGAGAAAATGAAAGACTGTAAAAAGCTGTAACAAAAAATAACAATATAATTTTTTTCATAATAAATTTGTTCTTTTATTTTATTCTATTTTTAGCTTCAATTTGTTCTTCGTACCAATATTTTTGCGTACTAAACTCTAAGGGCCAATCTCTTTGAGCCTGTCTTTTTATTGGATTATCTTCTATAGTTTTCATATAATCATATGCCTCGATTTGTTCATTAATCCAATATTCTTGTGTAGAATAATCATTTGGCCAATCTTTTTTAGCTTTTTCTTTTAATTTGACAATTATAGCATCCTTTTTAGGATCTGTTTTTATTTCTATTTCTTGTTTTGTTTCTGTTTCTTGGGAATCGACATCTGGCGTTTGTATATCGTTTGAGCTTTGGTAAGATGAAATTTTATCTTTTTTATCATCCATGCTTCCCATAGCTATGGCAAGGAAAAATGCGAATGCCCCTGCTGAGGCAAGATGTTTAATGTTTGTTTTCATGTTGTAAAAATTTTAAATGATATGTTATTGATTGTTTGAAAAGTAAAAGCGGCAGGAGACTGCCTATGATATAGAAAATAATATCTAAAAAATCAAAAGTTCCCTTAGTAAAGCCTGTAAGCTGCCCTAATTCTGAACAGACTGCAATAAATGGCACAATGCTTACCCAAAACAAGTTAGAAGGCGAAACGATGCCTTTCCAGATACCGAGCATCACGCAGACATAGGAAAATACCCAGAGGCTGTCGGGAAATGAAAATAAAAACCACTCCGGAAGTTTATAAGAAAATATGTCTATCCAATTTCTAAACTTCGTGATAAATTTATTTACTCCTATAAATTCAAGCCACGAGAAAACTTTTAGGCTTGAAGTTCTGAAAAGCAGATAAATCAAAATACCCAAGGCAATACTGGTTACACTACTAATAAAAAATCTATTACAATTCATATTTTTAGTATGATAATCTTTCAAAAAAAGCCCATGCTACGACTTGGTAAAATTTTGATACAAATCTGACTGGTATTGGTGGGCGATTATCAGTAATATCTGTTTTAATCTCTTCTGAATCATTATTACTGCAAGAAGTACTTAATAAAATAGCACTTAATAAAAAGATTGTAATTTTTTTCATAATAAATTTATTTAGTTCGACAAATCCGCCATTTAATATTTTTCGTAAATGTAACTATCTGTAATTTATTCATATTCTTTTTTTAATACGTCAAGTTTTGTCGCTTTGTGATTATACTTTTGTCTTATAGATGTTTACGTTTATAATTTTAATTGTTATGTGACGGATACTAAAAATAATTATTCATATCTAAAGAAAATATTATTATTTTAATATATTTAATCTTATAATTCAATACCATGAATAACGATAAGACTGCTAGCATTAATATTATTGACATCTTGTATACTTTAAACATAAAGATGTATAAAATGAAAATAATAAATCATAATGAGTATAATAAGAACAACGGTCTTTTTACTAGTGTGCTTTCAAGAGATTTGTATTTCTCCAAACAACAGATATCATTAATAAATTCCACAGCATCAAGGCGTCTTTGTGTAACTAAATTCAGATTTTGTATAATAATCCTACGAACTAACTTAAACTAGATTCTTCGAAAATATCTTCAACTGTTGTCTTATTCTCGTTTTCTAAGCGCATGTTAAAATTCTCTAATAACATGTCAAAATAAATTCTGTTAAACAATAACGCTGCCTTATACCGGTCTGCATTGTCTTGTTTGATATCTTCAATTTTTTCTTCATTCGTTTTTAAGGCTTTTTTATTTATTTCTAATTTTTCTTGTATTTTGAGATTTTGGCTATATATCATATTCAGTTTTTCTTCAATCGGTAAAGAAATGAATTCATTTTCTTTAGTTTGATCCTCTTTTTTTTCTATACTTACTTCTTTTTTTTCTGTACTTACTTCAAAGTTTATATTAAAATCTTCATACTCTGGAAATAGTTTTATGAATTTTTCTTTAAAAGTTGATGTAATCTCTTTCTTAAGCAATTGAGAAAAAGAAGATTTATTATCATAGCCTAATTTTTTTCCAATATCGGCTTGGCTTTCATACTTCCCACTTACTAAAAGATATTGAATAAACATGTTTATCTTTTCTTTTTCTTTCATATTTAATGTTTTTTGTAAAAAAATACTTTTTAGCTAACTAAATTACGGTTTACCATATTTATTCATCCTTTCAAAGTAAAATTATATAATCTGTTCACATTCATTAACCGTGTTTATGCGGAATATTCATCCACTTCTATTGAAAATAATAGCATTGGTAATCAACAAGTTTTAAATTTTAAACAAAAAAGTTTATATAAACTATTGTACTTTAAATAAACTTTATTATCTTTGAAATAACAAAACATTGTTGCTCGCAAACAAATATAAAAAATAATATGAACAAAGCAGAAAACATAAAGGAAATTTTCAAAAGTCTGACCAATGACAGAAAAGAAGACGTGAAGTATCAGCTTCATAAAGAGTTTGGAATATCAACGGAATCTATTAAAAACCTTTGGTTCTATGATGCAAGAATTCCGGATAGTAAAATTGACCGTGTGCAGGAAGTTTTGAAAGCAAAAATGCAGGAACAGATCAATGATGCACAAAATTTAATTAATGTGATGAATATAAAACAAAAATCAAAACGCACAGCTAAAATAAATGCAAACCCTCGCTAGACTAATTAAAGAACATCCAGAAAAATTCACAAATTAATTATGGAACTACAAAAAATCAGAAAGAAGGACATCCTGAGTAATGTGAGAGTAGAAAATGAAATGTTTTCATTGACTGACCTTTGGAAACTTGCGGGCTCACCTAAAAACCAGAATCCAAATGATTGGCAAAGAACCGAATCTGCGGTAAATCTTATTGATGCTGCTACTGAAATTTTAAATACGGTCAAAAACCACATTATAAAATCTAAAAAAGGAAAAGGCGGTGGAACATTTTCACATAAAAACATTGCTCTTGCTTATGCCAAATATTTAGATCCAAAACTTCACATTCTCGTCAATGAAGTTTTCTTTGAAAGAATTGAAGAGGAGAAAAATCCTGATAAAATTGTTGACCGGGCAATTTCGACTTATGAACGCAAAGGAATGTCTTCCGAATGGATTATGAAGAGACTTACCGGAAAAGGTGTAAGAAATGAATTTACCTCTACCCTAAGAAAACACGGTGTTATCGGTGATGGTTACAAAAGATGCACGAATGCCATGTATGTTGAATTATACGGCAAAGAAGCATCGGAAATACGTGAGAAGAAAGGACTTGCTAAAAAGGATAATCTCCGTGAGAATATGTCTTTGCTTGAATTACAATCAATTGCCTTTGCTGAAACTTTAGCAATGGATGATATTGAGAAAAATAGAAGATATAGTAATGAAGAATGCGCTAAAACCGCAAACCTCGCTGCCAGATCTGTGAGGAAATCAATTTTAGAATTTAGAAAAAGTTAAAGCAATGAAAAACAAAGTCTATAAAATCGAAACAAACTGCGGCTCTAATCTTAGTGTTCAAAAAGTAAAAACATCTATCATGCACAGTCAGGGCGAAACTGAAACTTCTGATGAAGTTTGCTTAGTTATTTACAATTCAGAATCAGATGTAGAAAATTGTTGCTATTTAGAGAAAGATCAAGCAATAGTTTTAGCTGAAAAGATCTTAAAAATTGCAAACGGAATAAAGATAACATTATGAACTCCGAAATATTAGACAAACACATCTTTCAAATGACAGGCCGGGAATTTATAGAGACAATCCGCACTGCTATAAGTAAAGAAGATAAGCAGGAAATAGAGTGGGTTTACGGAATGAGAGGGATTGCAAAACTTTTTAATTGCGGATTGACAAAAGCGCAGGAAATTAAAAATTCAGGAATTATTGACGCTGCAATAATGAACTCTGGAAAGCAGATGAAAATAGATTCTAAAAAGGCAATCGAGCTTTATTTCATTAGCAAAAAATAAAAAAGCCACCTGGTGGAACAGATGGCAAAAGCTTAATTAAAAAAAATAATCAAACCGGTATGGCAACAAAACTACAAAAAATAATCTTAGGAAAAAAAGTAAAAACATTTCAATTCTACAAAATGGATGTTACAGGACTTAACAAACAGAAAACATTCGGTTTTATCTGGTTTGAAGATTCAGATGTTAGAATCAGAATAGAATGCGGAAAATTCTTTTTTATGAATGCTGACAGCAAAAAAACCGGAATAATTCTTAAAACTTCAACAGTTTATAAAAAGATAAGGCGAATGATCGCTATCTGGTTTAAAAATTACAGAAAACAATCTTTCAATCCATACTTAATTGCTTCATAAAATGAATTTTCAAAATTATATATCAAAACCGGTAAAGGAAAGGATTGAAATCATAAATGAGCAAATCAGCAGTAAAACGCCCTTCTGGTAGGAAAGATTAAACACAGCAATTAAAAACAATTCTCCTTTAACAGTTTCCTTCAATCAGCAGTTAGTAAGCGAATACTGGGAATTAAAGAAAAGAAAATAATCAATTAAACCAAACAGAATGAGCACACAAACATTAATTCAAATTGATCAAATCGATGTCAATGATCTTCCTGAACTGCAGGGAATGAAAGAAAAGCAGCTGCAGATAGTCAAAGAAAATCCTTTCGTTGAAATCACTGATAATAAAACTTATGAGGAAGCAAAAAAAACAAGGACCACCCTTGTTACTGCCAGAACTGAAATCCAAAACCAGGATAAATTAATTGCTTCCAAAATAAAAAAATTCCGGGAAGCAGTTGCCGGAGTAAGTGAAGGATTAATTTCCATTACCAAACCACATGAAGAAAAGCAACAATCTGAAGTGAAAAGATGGGAAGAAATCAAGGAGAAAGAAAAACAGGAGAAATTAAGGATTGAAGAAGAAAGAAAAAATAAGATTCGTGATTCAATCAATTCTCTTTATGAAGAAGCCCTTCAAAAAATTAACAAGTTGTCATTTGAAACAATTGATTCTCTTAAAGTTGATTTTGAACAAAACCTTTTCCAGACTGATGTTGCACAATTCGAGGAATTTGAACTTGACTTCAATGAAAAAATAATCCTCGTAAAAAATACTCTTTCATCCAAAATTAAAGCTCTTGAACAAGCTGAAGCAAACAGGCTTGAAAAAATAAAGATGGAAGAAGAGAGAAAAGAACTTGAAGCAGCTCAATCAAAATTGGAAGCAGATCGTAAAGCTGATGAAGATCGCCTTGCAAAAATAAAAGCGGATCAAGAAGCTGAACTTGAGGCCGAGCGTAAAAAATTTGCTAAGGAAAAAGGAGAACAAGATGCTGCAATGAAAGAACAACAGGCTAAAATTGATGCTGAAAATAAAAAATTACAGGATGAAAAAGATCGCCTTGCAAAAATTGAATCTGACAGAATTGCCAAAGAAAAAGCTGAACAAGATGCCAAAGCAGAAGAAGATCGTAAAGCAAAAGAAGAAGCTGATGCCGAAAAGAAAGCAAAGGCAGAGGCTGCAAGATTGGATGCTTTAAAACCTGAAAAGCAGAAGGCTGTTGAATTTTTACAAAGTTTACAATATACTATCGCTGATCCAGAAATTAATGATGAAAAGTTGAAAGTTGAACTCATCAGATGCATGGAAAGAATACAAGATGCAATATCTGATTCAATTTCAGTAATAAACAATTCCAAATAATAACATTAAAAATTTATAAAATGTCAAACGAAAATCAAGTGGAATTATATCCGAAAAACGGTGAAGTAACATTCATCATGCCTTCAACAAATGCAATCGGTGCCTTAAAGAATGCCGAAACCAACAGAAAGTTAACGGTATCATATCAGAAAAAAGAAGAATGGATTGCCGAAAAGGATAAACCTACTGAATGTTTCTTTCTTGGATTAAAAGAAGCAACAGACGCTAAGGGAAATACATATTTCCTGGCAAAACTTCATGATGGAGACAAAGCCTTTATTGCCGGCCAAACAGTGCTGATTCAAGCTCTAATGAGTACGAAGATCGGTCAAGGTGTAAGAATCACATGCACCGGTACAACAAAAACAGTCGGAGGAAATGAGATTCCAATTTTTGATGTGGATGAATTAAATATCAATCTTTTCGATGCTAACGAAGAGTAATATCATCATACCAGATCTTGAAGCTTTAAAAGCCGAACATGATTCGGCTTTGGCTTCAATAGACAAAGCTTTAGAAGATATTCGGAAGCGTGAAGAATGGTTTAAATCCCGCCTTGGAAAATTTACTTCTTCTGATCTTGGAAGATTAATGGCTGATATAGATTATTTGGATTTATCTGATATAAAAATTGAAGAGATCAGGAGCAAATACAAACCAAGAGGAAATGATAAGTGTTCAATTTTAGATCTATCAAAAGAATTTCAATTTGAAGAGTCATTAATAAGAAAAATACTTAAACCGGATTTTCAATATAGCGAATATTTATCTACAGGAGCACTAACATATATCGAAGAAAAAGCCCTTGAAATTCTTACAGAAGGAAAAAGTGTAAAAAGATTTTCCAATGATTCAATGGACCGTGGAAATGAAAAGGAACTTGATGCGATTGCAGCCTTTGAAGCAAAGTTTGGAGTTAAGTGTGAGTGTACAGGTCCTGATCAAGTATTCATTCAATTGTGTTCGTATTTCGGTGGAACTCCGGACGGAATTATTGCAATTGATGATTTAGCTGAAGTAAAATGCCCGGATAGTAAAACACATCTATTTAGGATTAAAAACATTAAAAGTCAGGCAGATTTCAAGAAACATGAAAAAGATTATTACTGGCAAATACAGGGGAACTTGCTTGCTTCTGGAAGAAAAAGATGCTTTTATATTGATTATGATGACCGGTTTGTGAACCCAGAATTACAGCTCTTCGTCATTGAAATTCATCGTGATGATGAAGATATTAAGAAAGCAAAAATACGACTTGCATTGGCCGAAAAACATAAAAAACAACTTTTAAATTCTTTATAAAATGGAAAATTCAGAAAAACCGATATATCCACAATTAATCAGTAACACAAATAGTAAAAATCAATTATCTGAAGTTTGGAATTGGAATTATGAAGTAAATCATGGTCTTTCAAAAAGAGAATATTTTGCGGGATTAGCATTGCAAGGATTATTATCATCAAACAATTCTCAAACTCCTGAATATTTAGCTGCGAGAGCATTAAAAGCGGCGGATGAACTTTTAAAACAACTTGAAAAGTAAAACAAGATGATTTTCGATACTTCCAACCCAGACATGAGAAAAAAAGCAATAAACAGGATCAAGCATCTTCTTGATAAGAATGCAAAGATTGAAGTCTTGGAAAAGAAGAAAAACAGGACGTACAGCCAAAACAATTATCTGCATTTAATACTAAGCTGGTTTGCTTTGGAATACGGTGAAACTCTAGAATATGTAAAGCAAATTATTTTCAAACAAAAAGTTAATGAGCATATTTTCAAAACTGAGTTTATCAACTATCAAACCGGAGAAGTTAGGGACCGAATCAAAAGTACATCAGAGCTTAATACACAGGAATTTTCAGAAGCAACAGAACGATTCAGGAACTTTTCCGTAAAACATTTAGGGCTTTATTTACCGGAACCGAAAGATCTGGTTCACCTGGAAGAAATCAAAAATCAAATTGAACAACACGAAAACAAAATCTATTTATAAAAAATAACATTATGCATTTATTAGAAGAAAAACCATTTGAACACAATTTTAGTGTAGCGGGAAACGATGAAAATCTTCCTGAAAATTTAGGGAATTTTGAAACAATTGATGAATTCCAGGAATACTTTGCTTTAAACACTGTATCTGAACATCAGAAAACATTTGCTCAAAGATGGTACACAGATGAAGAAATTCACAATTTCAGAGAAATGATTTTGGGAGTTGTTGAAAACGAACTTCCGGAAGCTAGGGAAAATTTAGCACAAAAAGAATCTGATCTGCAGACTGCTAAAAAAGAAAAGGAAACAGCATCTGAAACAGTAGGAGCGCTACAAACAAAAATCAGTGATTTTGCTTTAGAAATTAAAGCTGAAAAAACTTCAATAGAAGTTCCGGCAAATAGGACCTACAGGTTACCCCACAAAGGCAGATACTACTTTTATGTGTGGCAAGATAACGGTGATGTAAGCCTTGCTGCAGTATATGATATTCCTGAACACGAAAAAGCAGATTTATTCAGTTCGACAGATAAAAACGAAAAGTTTTTTGAAAGCTTAAAAAATGGGAAGGATAAAGGGGAGACCCAGCAAATATCTTAATTCATTGAAAAGTGATCCCCAATGGGATGAGGTTAAACGAAAAGTAAAAATAAGGGACGGACATCAATGCAGGATTTGCGGTTCAAAGGTTAGGTTAGAGGTTCATCATATTACATATTATGTCAATAATGAAAGTATAAGAGGCAAGGAAAGTGAAAATATAAAATGGTTAATAACGGTTTGCAATACTGATCATAAAATAATTCATGATAACCCTAACCATCCTTTAAACCCATATAATAAATTGAAAAAAGATGGAGAAACATACTAAAAATTATACTGAATTTTTCCCTTCTCATTCCGGGTTTTACCATTGCGAGATTTGCCATAAACCTGCAACCGAAATTCACCATATCAAAAGAAGATCTGAATTCGGCTCAAAAATGAAACATCTTCAGGATAAGATTGAAAACCTTATTGCACTATGTAGAACCTGCCATGAGAAAGCACACGCAAATATTTTCACAAAAGAATACTTGACTGAAGTTCACAAAAAGAACATTGAAATATATTCCTAAAGAATACAAAGATCAAATTCTAAAAACAATAAATGAAAACTAATGGCAATAACACATCATCCTCAAACCAATCAGAAACCGAGAATTTACGACAAAGAGGATCACGAAAATTTCCGATCCTGGTATTTTGCCCGACTACACAAAGTCCTAACGAAATCCGAAATGGAACGCACACGAAAGAATTTTACATATGACATGGATTATTACCTAAGTCTTCCGAAACCAAGTAAAACAATTGAAATATTATAATCATGGCTAAAAAAGACATAACCTCTACCAGCGAAGAAAATA